TACATAATTGCACGTATTTATTATACGACCTATTAAGATATTGCTAGTAGCCTGAACATAGTTGCTGCTATTACTATCATTAAAGTTTGCTTTGGCTATTAAGATATTACTTGTTTCTAATACATAGTTGCTACTATTGATATCATTAAAGTTCGCTTTGGCTACTAAGATATTGCTTGTAGATTGCACATAGTTGCACGTATTTATTATGCGACCTATTAATATATTGCTAGTAGCCAGAACATAGTTGCTGTTATTATTATCATTGAAGTTTGCTTTCGCAATTAAGATATTGCTAGTAGCCAAAACGTAATTACTAGTATCATCTATAACATCCCTATTATTTTTTTTGTAATTACCTGCAATATGAATGTCCCCATTATTTGCTACATTAAAGACATTCGTAGTTAGATTAGAAGCAACTAATATATCTCTAAAATTATCTTTCTGTTGTATCATTAAAGCACTAGAAGTATTATTTGCATTAACTACTTCCATCCTTTCAGTCGCATATACAATGGTTTCTAATGTGGTGCTTTCTCCAAGAACTATTAAGTTTGAATTAATAGTCAAATCTCCATTCACGAGCAGATTATTATTATATCTATTATTAACTATAAATTTATTTGCAGCACTAGGGTCTTCATAAATCATATCCGTTGTTAAATCAGTAATCCTCTTTGAAATTGCATTGCTTGTCGCGAATACGTAGTTGCTCGCATTCAAATCATTGAGGTTTGCTTTGGTTATTAAGATATTGCTAGTTGTTAGCACATAATTGCTTGTATTTATTATGCGACCTATCAATATATTACTTGTAGAGCGCACAAGGTTGCTACTATTACTATCGTTAAGGTTTGCTTTTGATACTAAGATATTGCTTGTGCTATTTACGTAGTTGCTGCTATTACTATCATTTAAGTCTGCTTTTTCTACTAATATATTACTTATAGATTGCACATAGTTGCTCGTATTATCTATGCGGTCTGCTAATAAGTTGCTTGTGCTATTAACGTAATTACTAGTATTTATTATACGACCTATTAAGATATTACTTGTAGATTGCGCGTAATTGCTGGTATTACTATCATTGAGGTTTGCTCTGGCAACTAAGATATTACTTGTAGATTGCACATAATTGCTCGTATTTATTATGCGACCTATTAAGATATTACTTGTTGCCAATACATAATTGCTAGCGTTTGCATCATTAAGGTCTGCTTTAGTTATCAAGATATTACTTGTATCGAATACATAGTTGCTAGCGTTTGCATCATTAAGGTCTGCTTTAGCCACTAAAATATTGCTTGTATCTATTATGTAGTTGCACGTATTATCTATACGAACTGCTAATAAGTTGCTTGTGCTATCTATGTAATTGCTCGAATTTATTATGCGACCTATTAAGATATTACTTGTCGCTACTACATAATTGCTCGTATTGTTTATACGAACTGCTAATAAGTTGTTTATGCTATCTACGTAGTTGCTCGTATTTATTACGCGACCTATTAAGATATTGCTTGTTGCTAATACATAGTTGCTAGCGTTTGCATCATTAAAGTCTATTTTATCTGCTAAGAGATTGCTAGTTGTTAGCACGTAATTACACGTATTTATTATGCGACCAATTAAGATATTGCTTGTAGAACGCACAAGGTTGCTACTATTACTATCGTCAAGTTTTGCTTTGGCTACTAAGATATTGCTTGTAGTTCGCACATAGTTGCTACTATTACTATCATTGAAGTCCGCTTTGGCTACTAATATATTACTTGTCTCTAATAAAAGGTTGCTTACATTCAAATCATTAAAATCTGCTTTTGCAACTAAAAGATTGCTTGTATCAAGCACGTAATTACTTGCATTCAAATCATTAAAGTCTGCTTTAGTTATTAAGATATTACTTGTCTCTAATATGTAATTACTTGCGTTTATATCATTAAATTTTGCTTTAGTAATTAAGATATTACTTGTAGCCAGAACATAGTTGCTAGTATCGCGAATAATATCTCTATTATTTTTCTTATAATTACCTATAATATTAACATCCCCATTATTCGCTACATTAAAGACATTCGTAGTTAAATTAGAAGCAACTAATATATCTCTAAAGTTATCTTTCTGTTGTATCATTAAAGCACTAGAAGTATTATTGGCATTAACTATTTCCATCCTTTCAGTCGCATATACAATTGTTTCTAATGTTGTGCTTTCACCAAGAACTATCAAGTTAGAATTAATAGTTAAATCTCCATTCACCAAAAGATTATTATTATATTTATTATTAACTATAAACTTGTTTGCAGCACTTGGGTCTTCATAAATCATATCCGTAGTTAAACCTGTAATCATCATCGATAAGACATTGCTTGTATCTAATACATAGTTGCTGGCATTCAAATCATTAAGGTTTGCTTTCGCGACTAAGAGATTGCTTGTGGCTAATACGTAATTGCTTGTGTTTATTATGCGACCTATTAAGATATTGCTTGTTGTTCTCACATAATTGCTATTATTACTATCATTTAAGTCTAGTTTATCTGCTAAGATATTGCTTGTGCTATTTACATAATTGCAAGTATTTATTATACGACCTATCAAGATATTGCTTGTAGAACGCACATAATTGCTGCTATTACTATCATTTAAGTCTGCTTTATCTGCTAAGATATTGCTTGTTATATTTACATAATTGCAAGTATTTATTATACGACCAATTAAGATATTACTTGTGCTATTTACATAGTTGCTCACATTCAAATCATTTAAGTCTGCTTTGGCTATTAAGATATTGCTTGTTTCAAATACATAATTGCTTGCATTGGTATCAGTTGCAATTAATTGTATATTTAATGCGGCTATGCTATTATTTATAACATTACTTGTTAATAGTTCTTGCTCATACAATCGATTACTAAGAATATTACTTGTCTCAAGAACATAATTGCTAACATTCAAATCATTGAAGTCTGCTTTGGCTACTAAAAGATTACTTGTTTCAAATATATAGTTGCTAACATTCAAATCATTAAGGTCTGCTTTAGATACTAAGATATTGCTTGTAGCAATCACATAATTGCTACTATTTCTATCGTTAAGGTTTGTTTTAGATACTAAGATATTGCTTGTAGTTCGCACATAGTTGCTACTATTTCTATCGTTAAGGTTTGTTCTAGATACTAAGATATTGCTTGTTGCTAGTGTATAATTACTTGCATTCAAATCATTAAAGTCCGCTTTGGCTACTAAAAGGTTGCTTGTTTCGAGGACGTAATTACTTGCATTCAAATCATTAAAGTCTGCTTTGGCTACTAAAAGATTACTTGTTTCGAGGACATAATTACTTGCATTCAAATCATTAAAGTCTGCTTTGGCTACTAAAAGATTACTTGTTTCGAGGACATAATTACTTGCATTCAAATCATTAAAGTCTGCTTTGGCTACTAAAAGATTACTTGTGTCTAATACGTAATTGCTAACATTCAAATCATTAAAGTCTGCTTTGGCAACTAAGATATTGCTTGTGCTATTTACATAATTGCAAGTATTTATTATGCGACCTATCAAGATATTGCTTGTGCTATTTACATAATTGCAAGTATTTATTATGCGACCTATCAAGATATTGCTTGTAGATTGCACATAATTGCAAGTATTTATTATGCGACCTATTAAGATATTACTTGTAGATTGCACATAATTGCAAGTATTTATTATGCGACCTATTAAGATATTGCTAGTAGATTGCACATAATTGCAAGTATTTATTACGCGACCTATTAAGATATTGCTTGTTGCTAGCGTATAATTGCTACTATTACTATCATTAACGTCTGCTTTGGCTACTAAAAGATTACTTGTTTCAATGACATAATTGCTTGTATTCAAATCATTAAAATCCGCTTTAGCAACTAAAAGGTTGCTTGTTTCCAATACGTAGTTGCTCATATTCAAATCATTAAAGTCTGCTTTGGCTACTAAAAGATTGCTTGTTTCAAACACATAATTACTAGAATTTAAATCATTAAAATCTGCTTTGGCTACTAAAAGATTACTTGTTTCTAATATATAGTTGCTAACATTCATATCATGAAGGTTCGCTCTAGCAACTAAAAGATTACTTGTAGATTGCACATAATTGCTTGTATTTATTATGCGTCCAATTAAGAGATTGCTTGTGGATTGCACATAATTGCTCGTATTTATTATGCGTCCTATTAAGATATTGCTTGTGGCGCGCACATAATTGCTACTATTACTATCATTAAAATCTATTTTATCTGCTAAGATATTGCTTGTGATATTTACATAGTTGCAAGTATTTATTATGCGACCTATTAAGATATTGCTTGTAGAACGCACAAGATTGCTCGTATTCAAATCATCGAGTTTTGCTTTTGCTACTAAGATATTGCTTGTAACTCTCGTATAGTTGCTACTATTAGTATTATTAATGGATATTCTATCCGCTAAGATATTGCTTGTTTCAAATATGTAATTACTTGCATTTAAATCATTGAAGTCTGCTTTCGCAACTAAAAGATTGCTTGTTTCTAATACGTAGTTGCACGTATTTATTATGTTGTCTATAAAGATATTGCTAGTAGCCAGTGTATAATTGCTTGCATTCGCATCATTAAGGTTTGCTTTGGCTACTAAGATATTGCTTGTAGAACGCACATAATTGCTACTATTACTATCATTAAGGTTTGCTCTGGCTACTAATATATTGCTTGTAGATTGCACATAGTTGCTCGTATTTATTATGCGACCTATTAAGATATTGCTAGTAGATTGCACATAATTACTAGTATCATTAATAACATCTCTATTATTTTTTTTGTAATTACCAATAATATTAACATCCCCGTTATTAGCAATTGTAAAGACATTCGCAGTTAGATTTGAAGCAACTAATATAGCACTATTGGCATCCTTCTGTTGTATCATCATAGCTATAGAATTATTATCGCCATTTACTACTTCCATTCTTTCAGTCGTATATACAATCGTTTCTAAAGTCGTGTTTTCACCAAGAACTATTAAGTTAGAGTTTATAGTTAAATTTCCATTTACCAAAAGATTATTATTATATCTATTATTAACTATAAATTTGTTTGCAGCACTAGGGTCTTCATATATCATATCCGTAGTTAAATCAGTTATCCTCGTCGACAAGGCATTGCTTGTATCTAATACGTAGTTGCTCACATTCAAATCATTAAAGTCTGCTTTAGCAACTAAAAGGTTGCTTGTTTCGAATACATAGTTGCTAACATTCAAATCATTAAAGTCTGCTTTGGCTACTAAAAGGTTGCTTGTCTCAAGCACATAGTTGCTAACATTTAAATCATTGAAGTCTGCTTTGGCTACTAAAAGGTTGCTTGTCTCAAGCACATAGTTGCTAACATTCAAATCATTAAAGTCTGTTCGGGCTACTAAGAGATTACTTGTAGCCAGAACGTAATTACTAGTATCATTAATAACATCTCTATTATTTTTTTTATAATTGCCAATAATATTAACATCCCCGTTATTAGCAATCGTAAAGACATTCTTAGTTAGATTTGAAGCAACTAATATAGCACTATTGACATCCTTCTGTTGTATCATCATTGCTATAGAATTATTGTCAGCATTAACCACCTCCATTCTTTCAGTCGTATATACAATCGTTTCTAATTGTGTGCTTTCACCTAAAACTATTAAGTTAGAATTGATAGTTAAATTTCCATTTACCAAAAGATTATTATTATATCTATTATTAACTATAAATTTGTTAGTTGCACTTGGGTCTTCATAAATCATATCCGTAGTTAAATAAGTTATCCTCATCGACAAGGCATTGCTTGTATCTAATACGTAGTTGCTCGCATTCAAATCATTGAAGTCTGCTTTAGCAACTAAAAGATTGCTTGTTTCTAATACATAGTTGCTACTATTTCTGTTATCAAGGTTCGCTCTGGCAACTAAGATATTGCTTGTAGCGCGCACATAGTTGCTGCTATTACTATCATTAAGATTTACCCTAGATACTAAGATATTGCTCGTAGAACGCACATAGTTGCTATTATTTCGGTCATTAAGGTTTGCTTTAGTTATTAAGATATTACTTGTCTCTAGCACGTAGTTGCTCGAATTCAAATCATTGAAGTCTGCTTTTGCCACTAAGAGATTACTTGTCTCTAGCACATAGTTGCTTACATTCAAATCATTGAAGTCCGCTTTTGCTACTAAGAGATTGCTTGTCTCTAGCACATAATTGCTAGTATCATCAATAACATCTCTATTATTTTTCTTATACTTACCTGCAATATGAATGTCCCCATTATTTGCTACATTAAATACATTTGTAGTTAGATTAGAAGCAACTAATATATCTCTAAAGTTATCTTTCTGTTGTATCATTAAAGCACTCGAAGTATTATTGGCATTTACTATTTCCATTCTTTCAGTCGTATATACTAGCGTTTCTAATGTGGTGCTTTCACCAAGAACTATTAAGTTTGAATTAATAGTCAAATCTCCATTCACTAAAAGACTTGTATTATATCTATTATTAACTATAAATTTGTTTGCTGCACTTGGGTCTTCATAAATCATATCCGTTGTTAAATCAGTAATCCTCTTTGAGATAACATTGCTTGTGCTATCTATGTAATTACTAGCATTCAAATCATTAAGGTTTGCTCTAGATACTAAGATATTGCTTGTAGAACGCACATAATTGCTAGCATTCAAATCATTAAGGTTTATCCTAGATACTAAGATATTGCTTGTAGATTGCACATAATTGCTCGTATTAATTATGCGACCTATTAAGATATTGCTGGTAGCCCGTATATAATTTGAGCAATTAAAGTCATTAAAGTCTGCATTTGCTACCAAGATATTGCTTGTCTCTAATACAAGGTTGCTCACATTCATATCATTGAAGTCTATTTTAGCAACGAAGAGATTGCTAGTATTTATTATGTTATCTATTAAGATATTGCTTGTTGCCAACACAAAGTTGCTAACATTGGTATCCGTAGCATTTAATTCTATATTCAAAGCGGCTATACTATTATTTATAACATTACTTGTTAATACTTCTTGGTATCGCAAACGATTGCTTAGAAAATTGCTTGTAGATAGAATATAGTTGCTAACGTTTGTATCATTGATGTCTGCTTTCGCTGCTTTTGCTGCTAAAAGATTACTTGTTTCTAATACATAGTTGCTAACATTGATATCCGTTGCATTTAATTGTATATTTAATGCGGCTATACTATAATTTACAATATTACTTGTTAATAATTCTTGCTCATACAATCGATTGCTAAGAATATTGCTTGTAGATAATATATAATTACTTGCATTAATATCAGTGAAGGTTCCATTACCTGCTAAAAGATTACTTGTTAATATTTCTTGGTCTCTCAAACGTTTGCTAAGAATATTGCTTGTAGTTAATATGTAATTACTAGCATTAATATCAGTGAAGGTTCCATTACCTGCTAAAAGATTACTTGTTAATATTTCTTGGTCTCGCAAACGTTTGCTAAGAATATTGCTTGTAGTTAATGTGTAATTGCTTGCATTCGCATCATTGAAGTCTCCATTACCTACTACAATATTGCTTATTAATATTTCTTGGTCGCGCAAACGATTGCTAAGAATATTGCTTGTAGTTAATATGTAGTTGCTAGCATTAATATCAGTGAAGTTTCCATTACCTGCTAAAAGATTACTTGTTATTACTTCTTGGTCTCGCAAACGATTGCTAAGAACATTACTTGTATAAAATATGTAATTACTAGCATTAATATCAGTGAAGTCTCCTTTTGCTACTACTGCTACTAAGATATTACTTGTTTCTAATACATAGTTGCTAACATTAGCATCAGTAGCAGTTAATTGTATATTTAATGCGGCTATACTATAATTTACAATATTACTTGTTAATACTTCTTGGTCATACAATCGATTGCTAAGAATATTGCTTGTCGATAGAATATAGTTGCTACTATTGATATCATTAAAGTCTGCTGCGGCGACTAAAATATTACTTGTCGATAGCACATAGTTGCTTGAATTGGCATCAGTAGCATTCAATTGTATATTTAAAGCGGCTATACTATTATTTATAACATTACTTGTTAATACTTCTTGGGTTCGCAAACGATTGCTAAGAATATTGCTTGTCGATAGAATATAGTTGCTAACATTGGCATTACTTGTATTTAATCGTGTATTTAAAGTAGATATACTATTATTTATAATATTATTTGTTAATACTTCTTGTGTGAGCAAACGTTCGCTAAGAATATTGCTTGTCGATAGAGTATAATTGCTAGCGTTCATATCATAAAAATCTGCTTTCGCAACTAAAAGGTTGCTTGTTTCTAATACATAATTGCTAGTATCCTCAATAACATTTCTATTATTTATTTGGTAAGTTCCTGTTATATTGATATCTCCATTGTTAGAAATAGAAAACACTTTGGTATCAATGTTTGACGCAATAAATATATCTGTTAAGTTATCCTGTTGTTGTAGAATTAAAGCACTTGCAGTATTATTTGCATTAACTATTTCCAATCTCTCAGTTCTATATATAGTTGTTTCTAATGTTGTGTTGTCGCCTAGAACTATCAAGTTAGAATTAATTGTTATATTGCCATTCACTACTAGGCTTGTATTATATCTATCATTAACTATGAATTTGTTTATAGCATTTGGTTCTTCATAAATCATATCCGTGTTTAAATCAGTAATCCTCTTCGAAATTGTATTGTTTGTAGATAGCACATAATTACTTGCATTTGCATCATTGAAGTCTGCTTTCCCTACTAAAAGATTATTTGTAGATAGCACATAGTTGCTAACATTAAAATCATTGAAATTTGCTTTGGCTACTAAGATATTGCTTGTAGATATCACATAATTGCAAGTATTTATTATGCGACCTATTAAGATATTACTACTAGCGAACACATAATTACTGCTATTACTATCATTAAGGTTTGCTTTGGCTACTAAGATGTTGCTTGTAGCCAACGTGTAATTGCTTACATTTGTATCATTAAGGTTTGCTTTCGATACTAAGATATTACTTGTAGCCAACGTGTAATTGCTCACATTTGTATCATTAAGGTTTGCTTTCAATACTAATATATTGCTTGTAGATAATATATAATTGCAAGTATTTATTATGCGACCTATTAAGATATTGCTTGTTTCAAATACATAATTACTCGTATTCGTATCATTAAGGTTCGCTTTGGTTATTAAGATGTTGCTTGTCGCGAACACATAATTACTTGTATTCAAATCATTAATGTTCGCTTTGATAACTAAGATATTACTTGTGGATGATATGTAATTACTTGCATTTGCGTCATTAAGGTTCGCTTTGGCTACTAAGAGATTGCTTGTGAATGATATGTAATTGCTTGTATTCGCATCATTAAGGTTTGCGGCTGCTACCAAGATATTGCTTGTGAATGATATGTAATTACTTGCATTCGCGTTATTAAGGTTTGCGGCTGCTACCAAGATATTGCTTGAAGATGATATGAAATTGCTTGTATTCGCGTCATTAAGGTTTGCTTTTGCTACTAAGAGATTGCTTGTGGATGATATGTAATTGCTTGCATTCGCATCATTAAGGTTCGCTGCGACTACTAAGATGTTGCTTGTATTTAATATATTATTACTACTAATGCTATCATTAAGATTAACTTTTAATGTTAATAATTTTAGTTTGCAATCTAAAAAAGATAAATTATTGTATAGAATATTACTTGTCTTTGATATATAATTGCTTGTGTTTGTATCATTAAAATCTGCTTTGGCTACTAAGAGATTGCTTGTAGATTGCACGTAATTGCTAGTATCATCTATAACATCTCTATTATCTCTCTTATAAATACCTATAATATTAACATCCCCGCTGTTAGCAATTGTAAATACATTACTATTTAGATTAGAAGCAACCAATATATCTCTAAAGTTATCCTTCTGCTGTATCATTAAAGCGACTGACGTATTGTTTTCATTAACTACTTCTAATTGCTCAGTCGTATATACAATTGTTTGTAATGTTGTGCTTTCACCAAGAACTATTAAATTCGAATTAATAGTTAAACTTCCATTCACCAAAAGACTATCATTATATCTATTATTAACTATAAATTTGTTTGCAGCACTTGGGTCTTCATAAATCATATCCGTAGTCAAATCAGTAATCCTCTTTGAAATAGCATTGCTTGTATGTAGAATGTAGTTGCTATGATTAATATCTAAAGCATTAATTGAAGTAGTTAATGTATTACTTGTTTCTATTAAATAATTAGAAGTTGTTAGAATTATATTATTAACATTGTCTATAAGGTTTGTATTATCGATGTTAGTAGTTGTTACTGGATAAAACAAGCGATTGGAATTATTATAAAAGAGATTACCATCTTCGTCAATCCCAAGCGACACTCTATTACTATTATTATTAAATTGCACATTACTCAAATTAATACTTTTATAATTCCCAAGCACATCTTTAATATTCAAATTAACATTGCTATCTCTTGAAATTATTAAATCATCCAAATATATACTATTGCCAGATAAATACAAATCCTTCCATTTATTTGACGAAGAGCCTAAGTTATATACATTATTACTACTTGAAATTATATTCCCTTCAACAAGAATATTACCTGCAATATTTAATTTGTAATCGCTTTTACCTGCTTGGGGTGTATATGGAGCCGTTCCTATGCCAATATTACCACTTATCCCGTCAATAATAAGTCTATTCGAAGTTATTACGTTGTTATTAAAATCAAATGTTAATTTATTATTAGAATTGCATATTATCCACTCAGAATTACTGCCATTCTCTAAATTTATAGATACTGATTTGCTCACCCCATCGCTATACAAACTATTCTTAATTTTTATTTTAGAATTACTACCATACAATGTTAATAATTGCTCAGGGTTCGTTGTTCCTATCCCAATATTACCTGAACTCGTTATACGCATCCTCTCAGAAGTCGAATTAGTAATAAATTGGTGATACCCATTTGTATTTGTTGCTACATAAGAGATATTCCCACCTTGCGAAGAGCCATTTCTCGTATTACCAGACAATTCTATTTTAGTATTCGTAGTATCATCGCTATCTGCAGTTCCTATTATAGTATAATCACTAATGCTATTAGCAATTCGCAGTCTCCCTGCATTCCCAACTTGTAATATATTAGAGGGGTTGCTAGCGCCTATCCCAACATTTCCCGATTTTGTTATTATCATTTTAAGAGATGAACTATTTGTCCCCGAAGCAGTGCTGAATTGCAAGTCGCTTGCATCGCCCGTATATGTAGTTGATGTTATTTTACTTCGCGTTGCAGTGTTATATGTGGGAATACCAAATTCTATACCAGATACTTGATTACTATTATTAGTATCAGTTTCTATTCTTATTAATTCTCCACTCGCGTGGGTAATATGCAGTTTTCTCTTTGGTTCTATTGTTCCAATACCAACATTTCCCAAATTATAATATAAACTCTGGTTATTATTAATAATCCACGTATAGGGAAGGTAAGAGTTCAAATTACCTGCTATAATATTGCTCGTCGATGATATGTAGTTAGAGGTATCATTAATAATATCTCTGTTATTTTTTTTATAAATTCCAGTAATATTAACATCACCTATAATATCAAGGGCGACGTTAGGAGAACTGCTTCCTATACCTATACGCGACCTTCCGCCTCCAATAAAATATATATTACTTGTCGCATTGGCATTATTACCAACCTGTGCTATAGGTATCGTTGCAACCGCTGAATTAACTAATATATTATCTGTGATAGTCATCGTATTTGCAGATATCCCATTATTCGCAGTGATTGCCCCAGAAGCACTAATAGTTGTTGCAGATATCCCACCATTAGCAGTGATTACTCCAGATATTTTAGCACTACCAACTATATCAAGGGAAGCAGTAGGGGTTGCACTTCCTATGCCTATTCGCGCTACACCTCCACCTACAAAATATAAATTACTTGCAGCATTCGCATTTGTTCCGAACTGCGCAATTGGTGTAGTAGATACCCCTGACCTCGCAAGTATATTTGAGGTATCTATGAATGTAGCAGAAATACCATTATTTGCAGTTATTAACTCAGATGCGATTATTGATTTTGATATTAAAGAGCCATTTGCAGTTAAAGTGCCACGCGCCTCGATAGTCGAAGCAGATAACCCAGCATTCGCATTTAGTAGCCCTGAAGTCGATAGTGTTGTAGCGGATATGCCATTTGCAGCAGTTATTAAACCAGTTGCTTCTATTGTCGTCGACTTTAATCCACCATCAGCATTTATTACCCCGTATGTGCGAATTGTCGTAGCAGTTAATCCTCCATCAGCATTTATCATTCCTGTAGCATTTATGGTTGTCGACGATAATCCCCCTCTTGCATCTATTATTTTCCCTACGGGGACTACTATGCCATTGTTAGCAGTTATTAATCCACTCGCAGTTATTGTAGTAGCAGTAAAACCACTACTAGCAGTGATTGCTCCTGATGCATTAATTGTTGTAGCAGATATCCCGCCATTCGCATTAAGCACCCCTGATATTTTTGCATCACCTATTATATCAAGAGATGCAGTGGGGGTAGCGCTTCCTATGCCTATACGCGCTAAGCCGCCGCCTACAAAATATAAATTATTCACGGGATTACCATTTGCCCCGAATTGCGCGATTGGGGTTGTAGCATTTGCCGAAGTTATATTTATCATACTTGAAGAATTTACAATTGATGCATTTATAGTTCCTATAATATCGGCGCTTGACGCGCTGATACCTCCATTCGCAGTTAATGACCTTCCTACAGGCACTATAAGTCCCCCATTTGCATTTATAACATCTGAAGCATTTATAAATGTAGCAGAAATGCCACCATTCGCAGTTAATAACCTCCCTGATGGCAAGGTTATACCTCCATTTGCATTGATTAATCCTGATGCAATTATAGTTGTCGCTGATATACCACCTCTTGCATTAACTAACCTTCCCGCTGGCACTTCAATTCCTCCTGCAGCATTTAGCAATCCCGATGCACTAATAGACGCAGTTGATATACCACCATCGGCTACCAATGTATAACCATAAGACACTGATAACCCGCCTCTTGCATTGATTATACCAGATACATTAGCGCTACCTATAATATCAATGGCTGCAGTTGGTGTCGCACTTCCTACACCTATGCGCGCTACTGAACCACCATAGATATATATGTTATTTGCGGCATTTGTATTCGTTCCATATTGAGCAATTGGGTATGTATTATCTACGTTATTAATTATTATTTTAGAGTTTATAGTTGTTGTTCCGAGAATACAAACATCCCCGACAATATCTAAGGAGCACTGAGGAAGGGAACTGCCGATACCTATATTTCCGTTTTGCAATATACAGAAATCAATACTATTCGCATAATTATTAAGTATATTAAATACCCCATCATTATTAATAAGGTTCCAATTATTAGTGTCGTAATCATTTTCACTATATATTTCAATATTACTATTAATACACCTAATCATTTGTTATAATATTTAATATATATATATATTATAATAGTTTAGTTTTTGTTTAGTTTTATCATATTCATATATAAATACTATATATCAGTAATCGAGATATAATAGGTAATAAAACTTGATACATTATATAAAAATTGATTGTATTGATTATTTATTAATAAATAATATCAAAAATGTCTGATGCTAATGCCGCTCTCGCTGCTCCCGCCGCTCCAGAAATCGTGAATATTTATATCGATGGCTCTTGTATTCACAATGGTAGCCCCAATGCAATCGCTGGGTATGGTGTATATTTTAAGAATAATGATAGTAGGAATGAGTATGCTCGGGTTGTCGGAAAGCAAACTAATAATACTGGAGAACTAACTGCATTCATCCGTGCAGTTGAGATAATGTATGAGGAATTAAACAGACCTCAATCCACAAGTAAAATCAATATATATACTGATTCGGAATATGTGATTAAATGCGCAGGGGCGTATGGTGCAAAGTTATCTAAGAATGATTGGAAAACTACTGAAGGCAAGGTTCCACCTAATTTAAAATTAATTCAAAGAATTGAGGAGATTTATAAGCCATTCAAAAAACGCATTAGTTTGCAGCACGTAAAAGCGCATACTGGACTGGATGATGAGCATTCGCTTGGAAACGCTGAAGCGGATAGATTAGCAAACTTGGCGGTAGGGGTCGTCGTGTCAGCATCCGTAGCATTCGCTTCAGATTGTATAGATACAACTTTGATATCAAACATCAAGGAAAGCCCGACATATAGCAAACATTACATTAATATTAAATATGAATTCAAGGATGCTATTAAGAAACTTGGCGCTAAATGGGATTTGCGTTGTAGTAAATGGTATTACGAAGATAATATCACAGATGCAAACAAGAAGGCTATACAAGATATAGAAAAGATGTCTGAAAGTAATGTAGAGTGCGAAGACAAGGTTGTTTCTGATGCTGCTGGCATAGACCTTGAAATCCATAAGAAAATCTATGTGAAGATACCATTTAAAAACAAGGATGCAGTGAAAAAACTTGGATGCCGATGGGAACCCGAGAAGAAATCTTGGTATTATATGTCCAACCTTGAAAAAAATAAAATAGATAGTATAAAAAAATTAGAAGTATAAGTAGTGTATATATAGTTTGTATTGTATTAGTTATATTCATAGTATTGTATTAGTTATTCTATAGTAATTTTAATGTTATTGTTAAACACATCCGTATATGCAGTAGGTATATTCTCAAAAGATATTAGGTTCATATTTAATCTAAACTTGTCTTCATAGCCATTTTCTTTTATATATTTTTCTCTTTCTACATCTGGCATATTAGATAGCATTAGGGCTTTTTCTTTTGTTATTCCAGCGCCAATCTTGGAAATGTTATCGCTTTTATCTCCATAAATTGCCTTAAATAATAAGTCGACTTTTGGGTCATTATAGCCGCGCTTCATAAGCTCTTTAAATTGCATATTATATACGTGGACTTTTTTATCAACTAATTGTAAAAAGTCGTTGTCGTTTGCGATAATAATAATATTAATATCGGTATCATTAAGCAATTCCAATTGTGTTTTAATCATTTTCTGAGACAGATAGATTACATCGTCGCCTTCCAATCTATATTGAGATAGATATTGGAACCCGAGCGATTTAATGTGTTCATTAAATATATTAAAAATTTTTTTGTTAAAGTTTGTCTTTTGTATCCTCGTTGCCTTGTAGGTATTATAGATATCATTCCGCCATATTTCGGCGCGCTGGCAATCTAAGCAAAACACTATGTTGCTTTTATTCGTATTCCATTTTTTACAGAGTTTTTTAATGTCATTATTAATATGTTTATAGAAGGCGGTGATAAATACTTCGTTATTAACAATGTTCTCTACTGATACATCTATATTTTGGAATGAGAACCACCTGTATGTTGCAAAATATCTATGAAATACATAATAGCTACTATCGATAAGAATAATATTATTCTTATTAAAATTAATAGTGTTCATTAATTATATTTTAATATTAATTAAATATTTAAATAATATTTAATCATTTTTTATTTATTTTGATTTACTACTTTGATTTCGAAAAATTATTGGCTTCCACCATAACAGCCTTTAATTCGTCTGGCTTCTTCTTGTATTCCTTCCATTCTTCTCTCGCGCAATCATAGTTCTTTTTATTATCATTTGATATAAGCTTCATTTGCGAGATACGATATGTTATAAACAATGTATAGTCAGTGGGTTTTATTGTTTTACTTGGCTTTCCGCCTTTATTAATATGTGTGTCCTCAGTTGATGCAGTATTACTAAGAGGAACTTGGAGTGTCGTATCTGCATTAGCGGTATCATTAGCGGTATCATTAGTGGCATTATTCGCTGCATTAGCGGCATTAGCGGCATTAGCGGCATTATTAGCATTATTCGCGATACCTTGTGTATTACCATCATCATTAACATCGCAGTTATTTTGTGTTAATTCAGTAATCAATGGTTTTTCATAAGTCATCTTATTAATATGCTCTTTCTTTGTCCAGACTTTTTTATTATTTTTTATATCAACAATCCACAACTCCTTATCAAACCCTTCCATAATAGAATTGATGTCATAGCCTTCAGCAGATAACCCAAAATGTAAAGGGGATTGCTCTCGACCAGTATAATAAGATGTAGAGCAATTGATGCAAACCTTTTTACCAGACATTACTATGTAATATGTATTTATATGTTTTTATATTATTAAGTAATCAATTTTTATATTAGTTAAAGCCATAATAATCAATATGTTCTTTTTTTTATTAGTATTTAGAAAAAATTGATTAAGATTTTTGAGGCTTATGTCAAGATATATCAATGACCTTCTATGATAACATAAACGACTATTTCGAAAAAGATAATATTATAAAGAATGTTTTAAATGAGCCTGTGATTACTATTTTCCAATCAAAGATTATCAAAGGCTACAAGGATATTTTGAAGGGTTCAGACGAATACTTCGAAGACAAGGTAATGAATACATTTGACAAATACTTTGATAGATATGAAAACGCTGACGCATATGATGATATATGCAATCAAATCATAATCATCTATTATAATAGCCTTATAGAACTAAAGGGGTATTATAGCAGCATCTTCAAAAAGGAAAGATTTTATTTAGAAAATCATCTATGAATATATTAAATAGCGATGAAAATTAATTTGATTTATATGATAATATATATTACGTTATTAATATTTTTTATATTAATATCATTTTATATAATTGAAATCTTATCATTTATATCGAGACTTCCTTTAATTAATAGTGTTGTCGGCGATTTCCGAGATTATACGCTTGGTATGAGCCAACCTGCTATGATATTACCTAATCTAACATATAGGATTGTCAATTTGTATCCTTTGCATACTGCTTACTATGTCTATTTATTTTGGGTGACGCTATGCTTAATAATAATATTACTATTATGGTTGATTGGAACGATAGTGCAAAAGATTATTTTTGTTAATCCGTTTGCAAGCATACCTCCTTGGGCGGAATTAAATGAGATGGGATTTTTTGAATGGTTCTTTGAAAAAACATTAATTGACAAAAACAAGGATATTATAAAATTTATTCTTAATATATTTAAAGCAGTATTGACACCCGAGCAATACGAAGCAGCGCAACAAAGATGTATGGAGACTTTTGAAAGTAAGAAGGATGATGATGATGATGATGATGTATTGAAGGATACTAAGGATACTACTAAGGTATCAGAACCATTAACAGAGCATTTTGCTGAAAACCCTGCACCTTTTACACGTCATATAGATTATGATTTAACGCATAAATATAATGAAGACAGATTAGAAGACATCTTTTATACCGATTCGTTCAAATCCATAAAACACCGAGAAGAAGCCAATAAATACCGAAAAATGAAGATTATCCGCCCAGACCTTATTAATAACCCTATACCTGATTTAGATATAGAGAATACAATGAATACAAATATGCATTATATGAATATATAATATGTAATTAAATTAATATATTATATTAAGAATAATATATATTAATAATGATTGACGATTTTCAATGCAAACTTATTAGTATTCTTACACAAGATAAAGATATATATAGATTGATATATTCAGTGCTATACCTATGTATAATAATAATCATAGGCATATTCTTTTATTGGGATACCATTTATAAAAATGCCAAGAAATATTCAAAATGTAATAACATTTCTAAAATCATAGAAGACAATTATTACAACGAAACGCCGTATATTTATAACATTATCATAATAAATACCAAAAAGATTAAGAAGCCATCAGACTATATTATCAAAATAACTTACGACTTCAATAAAATGATTGTTGACGTGGACTATGGCAATATGGACGGCGAAGAAAACATCTTTATGTATAGAAATAATGATTACGCGGGAATTATAAAAAGCATTGAAGAACTCAAAAAAACGATGAGCGAATTAAATAAGATTTATAAAAAATCGAATGATAATAGCGACCTATTACTATATAACAAGGCTGCAATAGAGTATTCCCTATTAATCAACTCGAAGGATGGCAAGAAGGCATTAGAATTAAATAATGACAAGGATTTTATTAATAGTTTTGGATACAAATATTTTAATTTAGAAAAAATGGGCTACGATACCATCGAAGATATTAGCACACGAATAAATAGCAATGACTATAAATATTACGCAGTTGACAAAAATTATAATATTGTCCATTCTTATACGACAAACGAACTCATTAAATTTACGAAGGAATATTCAAACAATACCAATTATCCCATAGCAATAATAGATTATATTATTTTCTCAAAGATACAGCAAAAAAATAATATAAATATATAAATAAGACATTATATTAGTAGTATTATGAGTGATACTACCAATAAGATTAATAGTATTAATAATGATGTTAAAATATTATTTGGAAGTATAGAAGACATCTCTAAAAGTTATATTAATGAAATATCCTCTATGACTTCGAACAATATATTAAAAAATAAATATATGGTAGCGATAAATATACTTTTTCTATTTATAATAGGCATAATATTCTATATATTATACCGCGATTATATATACCGCATCGCGAACAAGATGACGAGATGCGCAGATATTAATAATATCATTGATTTTAATATAAACGACAATGATAATTCATATAGATACAATATATACATCGTGCATATTAATAATACCAATAATATCACAAAGGATTATATCTTGAAACTGGAATATAACTTTATGAAAGAGGAAACAAATATATTCTTAGGAGAGCAGAATATAATATCGCCCGTTTTATTCTCGCCAAACGATACAATTACTAAGATTAGCAATGCATTTGCAGTGTTTGATTTGGCAGAAAAGAAAAAGAGATTTGTAGAATATTATAACAGGGAAAATGAAAAAACCTATTGCATTGACAAGAAAAAACTTGCGACTAAAAAATATAAATATTATATAACCTCGACGAACAACGAAACATTAGCAGACGAGAGCGCAGTAAAACTAGTTAATTTTGTTAAAAAATATGGATATAATGATACTACGAAATTAGACCCTATTTATAATATATTATATGCAATTGAAAATAAAAAGAATATGGAATATTAGCGATACTAGCGATACTAGCGATACTAGCGTTACTAAGGATAGAATACCTCGTTCAGCAGTGCTTTTAGTTCGTCAATCTTAGTATTGTTTTTAATCTTAGGATAACTAATGCTAAACTCTATAAACATATTCCCTTTGTTCGACGTATTTAATATAGGCATCCCTTTGCCTTCGAGCAAATAATTCTTACCATTTGAGATAACACCAAATATATTAGTGTTTATATTTATTTTTTCTTTAAAATAAGGTATCACAATATCTTTTCCTACAATAGAATCAACAAATGATATATCCGTTTTAAAGTATAGGTCATTCCCTTTCCTAATAAAATGCTTGTGCTCTTCAATTTTAATATGTATGACGAGGTCGCCAGGCTTAATAGTGGGTATTCTAGGCTGCTCTCCTAATTCAGGGAAAGCCGTTTTATAATTCTCATCAATACCTTTGGGAATTATTAGCGTAGCCTTCTTATCTTCATTAAAGAAGCCCTTGCCGCTGCATTGCTTACATTCGGGTTTTCCTTCAATAGTTATTCCCGAACCTTCGCAATTATCACACGACCCTTGAAAGATTTGCTGCATAAATCCCATACTTCTTATTTGCTGTATTATACCGCGACCATCGCATTTGCTACATTTTTTATTACATTTATGACAATATTTGCGTATATTTATGTTTAAATCTTTGTTAATACCTTCATATATGTCGTCCAAGTTAAATACAAAGGTTTTCTCTATAGACTGGGCTTTTTTAGGGATTTTCATACCACCGCCTCCCATTCCACCCATACCAAATATTTCTTCTTCAAAATGATGTCCCATTCCTCCGAAAGGAGCACCTCTGCCTCTAAAGAATGCTTCAAAAATATCGTGGGGATTTCTATGAACTTCCTGACCAGACCCATTATTATAATTCTGGTCTCCGCTATCATCATAAGTTCGCCGCTTATTCTCATCTCCTAATACGTTGTAGGCTGCTGAGATTTCTTTGAATTTTTCCTCAGCGGCTGCCTTGTCGGCATCTTTATTTTTATCAGGATGATACTCTATAGCAAGCTTCTTATATGCCTTCTTTATATCCTCTTGTGTGGCATTTTTTTCAACTCCTAATACTTTGTATAATTTATAATTATCGCCACCACTCATAATATTATGATAGTATATTAAATGTTTATATATCTTCTTATATACTCAATAATATAATATATACTACAACAATATTTATTATGTATATATATTTTCTTAATATATCTTTGGTGAATACTGAATATTGATTAGGTCGCGTTATGGTTCTATTTTTGCTACAATAGTATATCGTCTTCTTCCTAAATGGTAGAAAGTTCGCTATTCTCAAACGCCTACATATATTATTATTAGTAGCATTATCATTACTATAAGAATAATAAAAACATAAGAAGAAAATAAAAAATTTAAAATAGTTTTTTATTTTCATATTATAAAAATATAATAATTTATTGTTATATCATATATATAGATATCCTATGTATATATGTATCTTAGGTATGTAGGTATCTTAGGTATATCATAGGATACTCACAAATCTAACTTAATTACACACGTATCTCATCATAATATTCATAGTATACAATTCTTGATTAAGTAATTTAAAAGCGTATGGCATCCTTACCTGAGCAATATCAGTATTATTTTTACAATATTTACAACTATATATGCTTTTCTCGGTATTAACATTCGCGTGCATCCCGCATCTTTTACAGACAAACACCCTATAATTATCAGAGACGTGTAGCATCCTTTCAGCAAGGAAATTAGATGTGCCGTGTGCAATAAAGCAATCCCTCTCCATTTCTCCTAACCGCAATCCTCCAGACCTTGCACGTCCTTCGCTTGGTTGCCTTGTTAGCATCACAATAGGTCCATTCGAACCGCGCGAGTTTCCTGTCCATACTGATTTGCCATTGCGTCTAACCATAAATACTTCCGTAGATACGCTAATACAATACACTGCGCCTTCGTAGTTATATGCTTCTTCTACGTGATTTTTCTCTTTGCGAGTATCATTGGCATTTGCATAAGGGCTATTTTTCTTTTTAATTATAGTAATCTTCCAACTATCCCCTTTCCACAGACTTTTAACACCACTCCAACCTGCGTGGATACATAGCCTCATCATATCGTCCGCCAAACCTTCGTATTTAGTGCAGAACATATTATCATACTTAGAATGTCCTAATGCTATATGCGTCCCTATCATAGACTTCATAAGTATCTTCACTTGTTTGCTGCTCAACTTCCAAACCCATTCAGGAAGACGCAATGTATCAGCATATATATTACTACATAAATACTCAGTGATATTTTGCGTATCCGCAGTATTATTATGAGAACCGAATTGATATAGAACCTTGTTATCGCAATCACTTGCAATCCATTTGCCAAAGAATAGCAACCACGCTTCCATATTAATCTCCTTATCGCTATTAGGTATCGTAAACTGATAATCAGGAACGTCCCATACGCAATCCTTCTTGTATCTTACGCATTTCCCAATGATATCATCCGCTTTTTCTAATATATATCCTTGATTATTGTTATTAATATTATTATTGTTATTAATATTATTATTCTGCTTTACGCGCTTAACATACATTCGATGTTCTCCTGTAGTATTTAAGTCAACCAGTGAATTGCTAATATTATACATTGTTCCCGCATATTCTGGATATTTATGGACTTCCATCGGGTTCTCATAAATTAGTTTATCATCTCTGAGAATTGCTACTTTGTCACCCGTAGTAATCGTGTCAATAAACTTCCAGCCATCGCTGGTTAAAACTTCGTGGTCTGCAGTAAGACAATGAATTTTATCAGAAACCATATGCTTCAATCTCTGGTAATACGTCGGACCGATAAATATATCTGTGTGGATTTGCTCACCTGTTCGCCCATTATATAATATTTCATTACCATATTTCTCCATTCCAGACATTTCTAGAACCTTTGCTATTCCTTCTACGGAGCAATCAGTATATGGCGTGGAGTCTCCGAATGCCCCAATATGGCAACACGCCTTACCCATAATCGATTCCATTAATTGGGCAATAGTCATACGCGAAGGGATTGCGTGAGGGTTCATAATAATATCTGGAACAATCCCGTCCTTCGTAAAGGGCATATCTTGGTGTCTATAAATCATTCCGATAGTTCCCTTTTGAGCACTGCAACTGGCGCATTTATCACCAATTTCGGGTTTCCTGTTTTTACGGATGCGAACCTTGCAAAACTTATAGCCATCGCTATTAATACCATTATAGTTCATATCAACATACCCATCATCATTTGCTTTCATTGTTAAGCTACTATCTTGGTATGTAATAACGCCGTTTGCTTTCTTTGGCATAACTTTGCCTACAATCACGTCATTCCCATTAACATAGGTATTTTTAGAGACAAACCCATCATCGTTCAATTTCTCGTAGGAGTATGGCTTCTGCGATGATATGTTAGTGGGATTTGTGAATAACTCTTCTTCGCCTGTGCTATGGTTTTTATTACAAACATCGCGCATCGCCTTGTAATAGGTGCTAGTAAATAGCCCTCTGTCCAGCGCCGATTGATTAACCATAATACTATCTTCCTGATTAAATCCAGTATGGGTCATAATGGCGACGATAGCATTTACGCCAGATGGTAATTTGTGAGCCATCGTATACTTAGATAGTTTAGTATATACAAGCGATTTTTGGGGATAATTCAAAATATTCCCCATTGTATCTATGCGCTTGTTAAAATTGCTCATATATACACCCAACGCCTGTTTGCCCATAGCGCACTGATAGCAATTTCTTGGCGACTGATTATGGTCGCTGAATGGAATATTGACCCCCAAGATACCATTAATCAAACTTGGGTGAATTTCGCAATGCGTATAGAATGGAGGCAATGCAGTTCCTTTGATACCTTCCTCCAAATCTACGGGGAACGTCGCAATCATCGCGAAATTTATCTCATCACAATCCATATATTCGATGAAACCCTCTTCGTCCAAATAACTATCGGGGTCGTCCTTATTTTTGGATACTTCGTTGGGAACTATGAAGTAATCAAAGTGCTTGTCTGCGATATATTCCTTCCAGCTAATATTCTTCCTTTTCAATACTCTTTCAATTCTCAGAACACGCTTATTTGTTTCTGGGTCAATATCGACAATATATAGCGGTCTATACATTCTACCCGCTTCAGTGCTGATAATAATGCACGACTTCTGAATATTCCACACAATCGAAGTCATCGGATATATAATGCCGCTGCGCTTATAATGCTTCAGTTTCAAATACAATTCAGCGGGATTAGTATAATAGCCGATGATATCGCCATTCACCATAATATATACATTTTCTTCGTTGCCCATATTCTTCAAGTATTCGATAGGCGATTTCTCGGGATTGGACATACTATACGTATCATCATATACAATCACGCCTAAATTAACCAAGATACGGCGGATATGTATGCTATTCATCGCGATAGAGATATTCGTGCTTAGCGCCATATTTTTTACTAAGCCAACTGAACTTCCTTCTGGCGTTTCTGCGGGACATATCATACCAATCTGCGAATTATCTAATTTACGCGGCTGCACGAGTTTCCCATTCTTCTCCATTGCAGTATTAATGCGTCGCAAATGCGATAATGTGCTGGCATAAGACATACGATTAAGAACTTGCGATACACCCTGCTTGATGTTTTGAAATGTGCCAATACTTTTGATACCCCAGTTTCCCGTAGAAAGCGAATACCTAATCCACGAATCTAAAAGCGATTGCTTGAAAAATCGGTGAATACTAATATCCGAAATGATATTGGATATGGGGATATTCGCATTACCTCGCCATAAGTTGAGTTCCTTTTCAATAGCAATCTTGAGTTCCTTCGTCATCTTGCCATAACATTGCCTGAACAAATTACTCATCAATACGCCTGGTGTATCTACGCGCTTATTAATGTAGGAGTCGCGATTATCATACGTATCATAACCCAAATAGATGCGTATCATCTTGCGAATAATATAACCGACATATAGCGCTTTCCTTCGATACGACTTGCCTACGTGAGGGATAAAATCATTAATAAGATTATTATGAAGTTGCGCTTTGTTCGTTTCGTGGTCGTTGTTCTTATTAACGCCAATCATAATCTTAATAAGCGTATTCTCCGCCTGTTCTTGGGTATTGATATCACAGGCATCTTCGCAACACGCCATTAATTCATTGATGATACGCTGGTTCTTTTCGTTATCCGTATCATATACAATATGATTAATGATTTCTCTATCGCTAATAACTCCAAGAGCCCTAAAGATTACAAAGATGGGAACTTCAGACCGAATAAAGGATGTGTTGATGCGAATAATGCGACCCATATGATTTAATTTGCCGCTCATATTTAAGCACGTAGTCTTGGGAGGAAGATATGTGGAGTCGCACATAGATCGGATTTCCGCATATAATCCTTCGGCGTTATTATTGGGGTGGAAGACGAGAACTTTGTTTTCGTTAATGCGGTCTTGTGAGATTAGAACCTTCTCATTTCCATTCACAATAAAATAGCCGCCGAAATCATAGATGCATTCGTTCTTGTTCTCTTCGCAAATCCCTTGCATCTGGCTAAGAACGCATAGTTTTGAGCGAACCATTATAGGGATTTTTCCAATATATACGCCATTAACATTCTTATCAAACTTCTCGGTCATCCCATTCTTGTTTGTTATCTCTGTGGAAATATGAACATTCACATAGATACCGCTTGAATACGTCATATTGTTCATACGGGCAATGTAAGGGGTCATTATATTTTGCGTTCCATCGGGGAGTTGATAGTTGGGCTTTACAATGCTTGGCTGAAGGATATTAATAGAAATATTATAGGTATTATCAGGCAACTCGGCTTTCTGATTTGTGATTTTCACCTTGATGGGATTGAACCCGCTAATGATTTGCCCCAATGTATTGTCGATGAACTTGTTATAACTATCTACTTGGTGCTTTACAAGCGGGTTGGATGATTCAGGAGAGCCGCCCTTTTGGAAATAAATATCCAGAATATCCCAGCAGAGGTTAGAAAACATTATTAGTTGTATTTTATTAATAAATAATTCTTAAATATCAATTTTTGTTTTTTTAATGATGATATTTTATATAAAAAAATGATATTATCTAATACTATACTTAATATTATATAACTCTTACTGCAAAGAATAGCACAAGGATGTCAAAGAAAATGCCGAAGATTATTGCGATTTGTGGAGCAAAGAGAAGTGGCAAAGATGTATTAGCGGAGCATCTCGTAAATAAATATAATTATGAGAGAGTTGCCTTTGCGAACCCTTTGAAGGTTGCTGTAAAGAACTTATTTAATTTTGACGATGACCAAGTAGGTATCGGGAAGGATGAAGGGACGGATAGAAAAGATATTGTCGATGAAAGATGGGGAATAACACCAAGAGCCGCATTGCAATTCTTTGGAACTGAAATAATGCAAGAAAAAATACAAGAGTTATTACCTGATATCAAGAGAAACTTCTTTGCCAATACCTTGAAGAATTATATAGAAAATGCTGGCAATTATGAGAATGACAAGAGGTATGTTATTAGCGACCTTAGATTTATACACGAACACGAGATGTTATTAAATATGCCAAATGTAAGTATTAATGATATAATGATTATTAGAGTTATACGACCTTCTGAAAATCGCACTAAAGAGCAAGAGCCGCATATATCCGAGTTAGAATACGTAAATATACCTTATGACATCATTATGATTAATAACGGAACAATAGATGATTATATTCGCAGATTTGAACAGATTATTAACTTTTAAGTATTAACTTTTAAGTATTAACTTTTAAGTATTAACTTTTAAGTATTAACTTTTAAGTATTAACTTTTAAGTATTAACTATTATTGACATTTAGGTTTTATTTAGACAGAATAGGTATTCCTTGATTTCAACATCTTTATTATATTCGAATGATTTAAATCTTTTGTAATCTCTTTCAATAACTGCAGCATCTCCATACCTTTTCATAATATCCAACATCCTATCTTTTGAAACTATGGCTTCGCTATTATAAGAGAGAAATATCCATTTTGTTTTTAATTCTTTGAATAGCAAATCAAATGCATTTTCTACAACATTTCCTTTTTTGCAAAATGGCGATATGAAACAATCGGAAGGAATTCCTGTTTTACCTTTCAAAGGTAATTCTGATAATAATATTTCAGGGGTTTTAGCAATAATATTCAAAGGGAAATAGTTTTTAGAATATTGTCTCGCGTTATATGGCGGGTCTAAATATACTAAATCGGTTTCAAAAGATGTAAGAAAATCAATATTAAGAACGTCTTTATTAGTGGTATTTGAATTATCTTGTGCAGGCAATGTATTATTATGAATAGGCTTTAATGTTAGACTTTTTTCAGCTTTCGCTTTAAAATTCTTAAGAAAGCAACCATATACTGCAGGAACATTACTAACCGCATCAGCGCTTAAAAGTATGGACGCGAGGATAAATTGATATTCGTCAAATGTAAGGGTATCTTTAATTAATTCAAGTCTATTGCGCATATAATCAATACGTTTCGCATTTTCAATCGTAAAGAATTTACGCTCACAAGAACCGAATGGACTATAATGCATTGTAATAAAACCAATAGTGGATGAATGTTTATTATCTTGAATGTCTTGCTGGAACTCATCAATGATTTGTTTGCAAGTCGCAGTATATACTGAGCGTGTAAATGCGTGAGTTATTATATAACTATATAATTCCGTGTCATTTGAGATAACTATCGCCATATCTTTCCTAAAATTATAAGAAACAATACCAGTCCCTGAAAACATATCCCCAATTCTCTTGTTGGCAAATGAAGTCCAACCTGTTTTTTCCATCATATTGCTTGTAATCCAGTCAAGTAATTGAAATTTTGAACCAATATAATTTAGACGATGTATTTTTTCAGGCATTACTTCTTTTGTTCCCTTACATTGTTTCATATGATTATTATATGCTTCTTTCCTTGCAAAATCTTCTTTACAAATATCGCAAGCATATTTAATCTTAACTATATTTATCAATATATTATAAAAAATAAACTAATTTTATATATCATTTTTTATTACAACTTATTATGATATTCTTTAATGCATCTCTCAACTGACGTTTTAATATCAGGGATATCAGGATATAGCGAGTATAACTTATCAGTCGATAGTTGCGTATTAGAACGCTTTGATAACAATATGGCATTCTGCTCTTCGACGCTAAAATTTTCCCAAGTGAAATCGTGGTTAACGTGTTCTCTATACATCTCTAAAATTTCATTGTGAGTAATAAGCCCTTTATTGACTAAATTAAAGGTTCCTGTAGTTCCTTTGATAATCATATCCATAATTACTGGGAACATATCTTCTAATACTGACATCGAATTGGGCATAGAGCAAATCTTATTATATTTGAATATTTTACTTAGAAAGTTTCTATTATGCTCGAAATTTACAATGGGCATTCGAATGCGTAGGTTTAACGTATTTTTTGAATACATATGTTGAAGCCTATCTGTGAAGCCTTTGACGATTGAATAAGAAGACCCGAAAAAGGTAGGGAGTTCATCGTCATCAATGCAGCACGTCGTAGGGTCGTCGCTGCTAAATATACAACCCGTCCCCAAATATGTATAGTGAATATTATATCTTTCGCAAAGAATTGAAAGTATTACTGGAGAATACAAGTTATCTCTAATATTATCTCTAAGTTTTCCAGGTAATTCCAAGTAATCAATTGTATTATGCTCGCCCCCGTGCGTCCTCCCAATAAACGAAATGATATGCGTAGGCGAATACAATTTAATCTCTTCTTCTACTGCTTTCTCATCATCCGCTCGAACGTCTGTGCCAATATAGGTAATCCCGTGATTATTTAAATAATCCCCAAATTGCTTACCTATCCACCCTTTGCATCCGAAGAAAAGGATTTTCATATTTTTATATTAATATGTAATATTCTTTTATATGGTATATCTATAGGTATTTTGAAAATATATAATATAATATATATTATATTATAATATATTATAATATATCATTATTATTCATTGATACCAATGATAATATTAATTATTAATATGTATAAAGAACAGGCTATATATAGGAGTTTAAAAATTAAAAAGAAATTATTATATGGGTTGTCAGGAAACAAAATAATATTTAAAAAATGGGATGATGCCGCTGGTATCCAGTATATTTTAAAAAACAATAATGTGCGTGGTATTATAATAACAGGGTCAGATTATTTCGTAGGCGACGTAGAGCATTCAGTGATAGATGAATGCATTCTAAAATCTAAAATACCAATATTAGCAATATGCTATGGGTTTCAGTATTTAATTAGCAAATACGGGAAACCTTCTTTTATAAAATCTTGCAAAGTTGGATATATGAAGTATTACAATAGTTTTAGCATAACAAGTCCTTTCAATATCCCTAAAAATAGATATTATTTTATACACACTGATTATGTGGTAAAGGTTCCCAAGAATTTCAAGGTTATTAAAAGGATTGGTGATAAGATAATTGTTGCATATAACTCTAAAAAAAATATATTATGCACCCAGTTTCACCCTGAAAAATATAAAAAATCCAGTAGAATATTCTTTAATACTTGGATAGCAAAGTGTATATTATGGCAACCTAAAAGGTAAATTAGGTGCGTTAGTTTATTATATATTGAATTATATCATTAAATATATGTAGAGATATATTGCATAATAGGATAAGTATGGATGGTTGAATATATGAATTCAAGATATTATATTATTTTATATTATATAATTAGAATATAAATAAGTATGGGGGGGGGGGCAACATGGAATTTATGCTCGTCCGAATTCGTACAACGAAACAGATAAATGGTTAAGATTACCTGTTAAAATGATTACGACCCCGATTAAAGGCGTGAGAAATAGGGTAAGGGAGGGATTACAACTTGGTCTTGCGGCGACACAAGCAACAGGCAATGCTTATCGACGAGCAACAGCAGCAGCATCACAAGCAACAGGCAATGCTTATCGACGAGCAACAGCAGCAGCATCACAAGCAACTATGATAGGAAATTACACCCCAGTAGATGATGTTAGAGAAACTGCTAATAAACTTATGCATATAAAAGTAGCAACATCACGCACCCCAGTAGTACCTGTTAGAGAACATGTTAGAGAACCTGTTATTAGTCGTATGCGTATGCGTTTAGCAACAGAAGCCACTGGAGCAAATGTAGGTGGCTCTAATAAAAAACCTCTTAAGAAACATCTTAAGAAACTAGTTAAGAAACCTATTAAGAAAGTTGTTAAGAAACCTCTTGTAAAACCTGCGAAGAAGAAGGTGGCAACTAGGCGTATAAGTAAATAAATAGCAATATATATACCCCGTATATATACTAATTATTTTTGTAGAGTGTATGTATTATATAGAGACCTTGATGTGTTAAAAATCAAGTAATCTCACTGATAATGCCTAAACTATAATATACAAACACGTTAATCTGCCAAAGCGCGTATTAATAAACGTTTAAATATTATTAATATTATATAAACAATTGATATTCAATTAAATATATAATATGACAACATTAAATCTTAATAATATAAATGACGATTTGATTGAATTAAATAGAGATACGTTTAAAAACAAACAAATGGGTTTTAATATACCTAATAGGCAGCAAAGAGTAAATCAAAATAATTTTAGCGACGATGTTTTATTTAACAAAAATAAGATAAGTAGCGATGTTATTTCTATGTCATCGAGGTCTTCTTCGCGTTCTTCTTCACGTGCAAGCTCTGTTAATGGCGATTATGACAAAAGTGCCTATATGAAGAATATGAAGAATATATACAAAGCCAAAGGTTCATCAAAAATTTCGAAATATAAAGAAGAAAGCGACGAAAGTAGTGTGGCAAGTAGTTCAAGCAATCGAAAGTCTGGTTCGGGAAATCATAAATCGCAAAGTAAATATAATAAACGCGACGAAGACGACGACGATGAAGACGATGGCGAAGATGACGAAGATGACGAAGATGGCGAAGACGGCGAAGATGGAGAAGGTGAAGAAGATGATGGGGAAGACGGCGAAGACGGAAGCGAATATGGCGGAGATTATAAAAAGCAAAGTAAAAACAGGCATTTATCTGCTAAGGAAATCATTATGAATGAATTAAATGAGAAGAAGGAAATTATTTATCAATTAGATAGGTTGGAATCGAAGGGCTTCAAGGTTCCTTTTAAGTTCAATATGAATTCCGACTTGGAAGAAATGCGGTCTGAATACAATCGCTTAATACGCGAAAAGGAACTTGACGGGAGTGTAAGATTTCAGCAAAAAATGCTAATGGCATTTATTTCGGGAACTGAATATATGAATAGCAGATATGACCCATTTGCTATAAAATTAGATGGGTGGTCTGAGCAGGTTAATGAGAATATTAATGATTATGATGATATATTTGAAGAATTACATTACAAATACAAGGCGACGGGTAAAAAGATGGCTCCTGAATTAAGATTGTTTATAGGATTATCAGGTAGCGCATTTATGTTTCATCTTACAAGCAGGATGTTCAAGGAGCAGCCAATGCCAAATGTAGAGAACGTATTAAAATCAGACCCTGAATTAATGAAGCAATTCCAACAGGCTGCCACAAAGCAATATATGATGGGTAATAATTATCCTTCTGCTACGCAGCATACGCAGCAAAATATACCTATGAGTAATAATTATAATAGCAATAGCGGAGGTGGAAGCGATAGCAGCGCGGGATTATTTGGTATGGTTAGCAGTTTGTTCAGCACATTAAATTCGCCTGTATCTAATATGTCGATGCCGTCGATGTCTATGTCTGCTCCTTCCAATAATGCGAATATGAGGCAATCGCCAAATATTACTGAGTTAAGACACAAACCCGCTGCTGATATTGAAAATATTATTAATAATGTCCATAATAACATATCGATGGAACATAATGATAATAATATCGAAACATTGTCTGTTAGCGATGAAGAAATAACATCTATAATCGAAGATACTGCAGATATTAAAATACTAAGAGGCGTAGGGCGACCACGTAAAAACACGCGAACATTAAATATATAAATATATATTACTACATAATAGTAATATAGTATATATAGTAATACATTAAGTATTCTTGATATGTTTGCGTATTTTAGTAAAATAAAAAACAAGGATATTATTGACATATACCAAAGGTTCGCATCTTTATTTTTTAGAGATGAAGATAGTGATGATGACGAATACGATGAAGAGGATGAAGACGACGATTACCTATTTAATAATTATACTATTGTAAGGTGGGCTAATGAATATAATATTATGTTTATGCATCCAACCAAGATAGTAGTCAGAGAGAATATTCCTCCACTTTTCTCTTATAGTTAAAGCGACTTGTTTATTTTTCCTTACCTTCTTACAATTGAAAAGTTAGAAAGCAGTAAAGCATATAATATAAAAAATGATGATATATAATAAATAATATACACTACCTATGTTGAAATTATTGAAGATTATATTTGCAAAGTTAAAGGAGGCAGAGTTGCTATCAAGGGAAGAACTTATACTCCGCTATAAGTTTGAGAAGAATATGCGAAAACTATTTGCTAAAAAATATAAAAATATAAAATATACATAAAATACATTACTTTACACATAACACACCCCTGTGCATACTCGTCATACCTTGTATATCCTGCATTCGGTGCTTTCTACTTTTTCCCATTTATCACCTGCCCACCCTTCAATCATTTCGCTCTTATAATCACTAATAAGTTCGCTGCACGCATACATTAGGAATTCTCTCTTATCAATCTCATTAAGATTTGTAGTGTATGGAATTTCCTTGTCTTTGCAATAGGTTTTGATATATTCCAAGAAATGCTGCTTTGTCATACTCCTAATTAACTTGAATACAACATTTTCGTTAGGTAGCTCTGTTTTATCAAACATAATTCTGGTTGTGATATTAAGACCTAAGTTATAGGCATCTTCGCGTATATCAAGGTTAATTTGGCGTATTCCCTGATATTTTTCTAATTTATTCAAGTAGTCGCAAAGAATGCGCATAGAATAGTAATAAATATCATAATCGCCATAAATTTTCTCGTGAACAACACGCTTGTTGTTGTAGTTGTAGGGAAAATTAAACATTGTTTCGCTTGGTAGTCGCAAGTAGTCTCTTGGTAGTCACAAGTAGTCTCTTGGTAGTCGCAAGTAGTCGCTTGGTAGTCGCTTGGTAGTCGCTTGGTAGTCGCTTGGTTGTTTGTCCTTAGACCTTATCAAAGTATCATCTAATCAATTTTTTTATTTATTTCAAAAAATTATTACAAATTTATTCTAATATATAAAAATTGACTTTGTGTATTACTAATACGTATATCATATGAACATTATCAAATCATTTTCTAATTTATTTGCATCCTCAAAGGAACATCAAATAGTAGCCGCAGATATCGAAGATATACATAAGGAGATGGGATATAAAGAGAATAGTCTATTTAATTCTTTAATAGAAAGCATCGCAGCAGAGTTTGAAAAGGATATTGAAAACTTTAAAACTATCAGCGATATTGATAAGTTTAAAAAGAATATTCAAAAAAAATATAAATATACTATTTCCAATGCCGAGTTTATCAAAATATACAAGCATCTTAATTTAGAAAACCAGCAGTTGCGCAATCTTATAACAAAGAAGAAATGCAAGTCGAATTCAGGCGTTCTTGTGATAACGCTTTTAACCTCTGCGCACCCTGAATATATAGACGAAGAAGGCAATGTTAAAACTGCTCGTTTTTCTTGCAAACACGATTGTGCCTATTGTCCAAATGAACCAGCGCACGAAGGGAATAATTGGGTTGCACAACCGAGAAGTTATTTATATTCAGAGCCTGCAGTATTACGAGCGAACGCCAATGATTTCGATGCTATAAAACAAATGAATTCGCGTATATCAACCCTTATCAATATGGGGCACATCCCTGATAAATTAGAGATTATCGTATTAGGAGGAACGTGGTGCGAATATCCTCGTAATTATCAAGACCGCTTCATAACTGAAATATATTACTCAGCAAATATTTATTTTGATAGCGAACCTAAGCGTCCTATGAAAACGCTTGAAGAAGAGATAGAAATCAATGAAACCGCTATAATTCATATTATTGGGCTAACTTTAGAGACGCGACCTGATACTATAAATATTGAGGAAATCGCTAACTTTCGTCGATATAATTGCACACGCGTTCAATTAGGCGTTCAGCATACAAATAACAAAGTATTGCAAAAAATAAACAGAGGACACACGATAGAATGCGCATATGATGCAATAAAACTTCTGAAAAACAATTGCTACAAGGTTGATATACATATAATGCCCAATCTACCAGGTTCGTCCTATGAAATTGATAAAATAATGCTTGAAGAAGTCTTATATGACCAGCGAATACAAGTAGATCAGTATAAAATATATCCGACTGCCATAGTTCCTTTCACGCGAATTAAGAAATGGTTTGACGAAGGGACGTATATACCTTATGATGATATGCTATTATATGAGTTGATTAAGGAATTTAAAAAGAATGTTCAGAAATACAAGCGACTTAATCGTATTATTCGCGATATACCAGGACACTATATAGAAGGAGGGTATTCCACAAAATTTGTAAATATGCGTCAGTTGCTTCAAGATGATATGCGAACAAATAATTGGGGATGCAAATGTATTAGATGTCGCGAGATTAAAGGGAACATCGTATCATCACTCGATAATATCAAGTTAAATATAGAAATATACAGGGCATCCGATTGCAATGAATATCATATTAGTTTTGATACTGATTGCGATAAAAATTATTTAATAGGGTTCTTGCGTCTTCGCTTAAGCGGCTTGAGCGACGATAAAGATAATACGCCGTCATCTCAAGTATTACCTTGCATAAAAGGATGTGCGCTTATAAGAGAATTGCACGTATATTCGAATTTGAATAGCGTAGGTGATAACATAGAAGGTTCTCTGCAACACAAAGGGTTCGGAAAGCAACTTGTAACAAAGGCAGAAGAAATAGCAGCGAATAATGGATATAGAAGGATTGCTATAATTAGCGGAACAGGTGTTAGAGGCTACTATAAAAAACTAGGATATGAATTGATTGATACGTATATGATAAAGGATATATAAGTTATTATATGTGTTATTATTGATACTATTGATACTAATGATATTATTTATATTTATTTGTGTGTATCGCAAGATACATATGATTATTACTGGTTTCATATGACCCTTCCAAATCTTTATGCCAGTAATCGCAATGTAATAAATTAATATTATTAGGAAGTAATATTAATGGATATGCGAGGTCATCGATAGTATAGGGATAAGAATTTGTTTTAACATCATAATGATATATATCATAATTGATATTCTCCATATGATTTAGTAATATTTTACAAGCCTTTTTTGAAAAATATATTAGGGGTCCCTTTAAAAATACAGGCGTATATGGCATTTTTGAATATTTTAATATATCAACGCCTTTCAAATTATGCAGTGGATTATCAAATTCTTCTGGATGGTCATTATAATAATAAAGTAAATGCTTAGTTGTTTCTGATTTGCTTGGTTCATATTTATATGGTTCATTTATAACAGATAAACCTTTTGGCGAACAACCTAAAAAATCAATATCTGTTGTAATACCATCAATTTCAACCTTGTATTTAGGAGATACTAAGAATGTATTCAAACGCGTTTCGTTAAATACCAAGTCATCGTTAGAACGCAATACACCTTCTTTGATATCAAAGATTTCATATAGATATTTTAGCGATAGCACAAATTTTTTTAAATTATATAGATAACTATCTTCGCATTTAATTGTCAACATATTCCCTTCAAGTTTATAGTCGCTCTCTAAAAATAAGTCTCCAATCACATAGATTACTTTCCAGTTTCCATAGTAATCTTTTAGATTTATTTCTTTTAATCTTGTATTTAAAAACTTCTGGCAACTTGTCACAAGGATAATACCATCGACCTTAATCATATCAATGTTATTATTTTAATTCTAAATAATCTTTATATATCCTTGATTATCCTTGATTATCCTTTGATTATCCTTGATTATACTTGATTATCCTTGATTATCCTTGATTATCCTTGATTATCCTTGATTATCCTTGATTATCCTTGATTATCCTTGATTATCCTTGATAACCTTGATAACCTTGATAACCTTGATATCCTTGATAACCTTGATAACCTTGATATCCTTGATAACCTTGATAACCTTGATAACCTTGATAACCTTGATATCCCTTAATTACAATCATTTATTCATATTGGTATGAACTGCCATAACCGCTTCGTGATAATGATAATCATTATATAATCTCGCGCAATGTATAAAACTAATTTTATTATAATACAAAATATATGATACGCCACAATCTTCGATAGTATATGGATATGACCTGCTATATTCATCGAAATGAAAGATATTGAAATCGATATTACTCATATGATTGATTAAGATATTGCAAGATTTGTTAGAGATATAATAGAGGACACCACTTGGTATTTGAGGTAGATGAGGACGCTTAATATACTTTGATAAATCTACGCATTTCAGATTATGCAATGGATTATCAAAATCTTCTTGGTGGTCATTATAATATTGAAGCATATAAGTATCTTCTGTTGTTAATTTTAAATCCTCTTCTGAGATTTCGTGAGAAAGAAGGCTCTTACCAAATGGCGACTTACCTAAAAAATCGACATCAATCAGCATATTCGTATCCCCATTACTTACCTCGCATACTTTAGGATTTTCTAAGAAGCATCTCAATATACCTTCGTTAAATATCAAGTCATCGCCAGACCGCAATACACCTTCTTTGATATCAAAGATTTCGTATAGATATTTTAGCGATAGCACTAATTTTTTTAATAAATGAAGATAACTATCTTCGCATTTAATCGTCATCAGGTTCCCTTCGAGTTTGTAGTCGCTCTCTAAAAATAAATCGCCAATCACATAGATTACTTTCCAGTTTCCATAGTCGTCTTTAGGTAGCTTGTATTGCACTAAACGCGTATCCTTATGCTTATGGCAACTTAATACGAGAATTATACCATCGACCTTAATCATATCTATTTTGATTGCTTGCGTTTATATAATTTAAATGCTAAATCTTCTTTATATATTTTGATTTGCTAAGTGCCAATAACTCCTTTAAACCACCTATAAACTTACCATTCTTAAATATCATAGGGAAATAGAAATATGGTATTATTGTATGTTGCTTCATAAAATGAAAGAAATTATCGCGTTCTCTACACGTTTTTAGAAATTTATCACAATTTACATTAACACATTTTTCGACAGACTTCTCCTTAATATGTTCCTTTGCCATAACACAATATTTGCATTTAGACATTGTATATATAGTATAATCGGTATTTGATGGTTTTTTATATTTTACACCATCCATATTTAATATTATCTACTAATATAATAGATAAATAGCAAGGAGATATGTCAGGAGTTAGAAGAAGTAAGCGATTACTTGATAAAGATGCGGTTGACTTAGGAGGAGAAGAAGATTTAGAACTATCTGTAGCAGCAAAAAGAGAAGAACAAAAGATAAAACATGATGAGGCAAAATTTCATATAACTGACGAACAATGGGTAGTATTTTTTTGCGAATATTTTGATTTTATAGAAAATAATATAGGCGAATGTTTATCAAAAATACCTGCACTTCACAATGTTAGTATTAGTGATTTATACAAGGTTGGTATAGATAGAGGTGGATTTGATAATGCATTCGACAATTATGGTGATACAAATTTAAATATTGGGTTATACTATTCGTTATTAACGCAATTTAGAGATGGGACAAATAAAATAAGTGGCTGCCATAAAATTAACCTACTATTATCATATGTTGGAAAAGCACTTCTACGAATGGCAGGGATATATAATAGTAAGTCTGCTAATGATTTAATTGCCTTTTTTAGGAAAATTGTGGTTATATTAGAATTATCAGTATTCCAAGAAGTATTTTTATATTATATGACTGGCGACAGCACAGGACATACGCATACCATTGATTTCAAACATCGTCATAACGAGGCAACACATAAATGGTATATTGGTATATGGTTAAGAAAGCAAGAGTATTTAGGGGTATTAACAAGTAATGGTAAAAATTTTAGGATAAAATACGATAATGGACTTAGATTATTTGTTAGAAATTATCTCAATAGAGTAATTACATATATTAGAACATATGGTTCTAATTATCCATTAGGATACGAAAAACCTTATGATTATAGCGCGAATATTAAAAGAGTATTAAGAGACCCTCTACCTTATAAAGGAGAATACAAATTTAATGAACGTATGCATTATTATTACATAAGCAAAGATGATTGGGGTCGTATTCCTAACTTTTTATTACCAGAAGATGCAAAATGGATATCTTTCGCAAAGAATTTCAAGGATCCAAGAGGCACCGAATGGCGCAACAAACCTCCTGAATGGTGGATTAAAAGAATAGAAGATGAAAACGGGTTATTAGGAGGGTTTGCTTGGTGGAAAAGTGGAACTGATGTAGAAGAAGAATTTGAAAAACGATTAAAAGGAACTAAAAAACTCGCAAAATGGTTGGCAATAAATGGAACTTTACCAGAACAATATGAACTACATTCTGAACTATGGGATGCAGATAACAAAGACTTTGAAGAAGCAGGAGCGAAACCTTCTAAGTATGCTAAGGTTTCTACGTCTGCTAAGTCGGCGAAGTCTGCTAAGGGTGGAGACATCTCAATGATGAAGAAAACTAAGAAAAGATTTAAAATAATACCTGATAAAGATATTGCATTAGACCCGCAAATAAAAAAAGAGTTAAAACGTAGATTAAAACTATATTTTGAATTTAATAAGGATAAATGCACTAATACAAATTCTGAATATGATTTAATAGATGATGTATATACGAATAAATTAAATAGAACAATATTATATTTAACTGCTGAAAAAAAACCGCACAAGGCAGCAACGTCTATACCGAAGAAACCCTTATCTCCTTCAAAAATGCGCGTGGCTCGCGCGGCTACAAGATAGCCAATAAAACTTCTCATATTTACTTATTATTCTTCTTTCTCCATTCAGCGCCAATCTTTTTCATAATCTCTGGCGCTTTATCATTCGGGTGCTTCTTGCAAAGTTCCTTATACATCTTCTTTACAAACTTATTATAGGGGGTTAGTTTGCGCTTTTTAGCACCGCCCTCTTGAACACTCATTCCACAACTACCAGCCATATCTATATCTTTCTATATATATGTTATAAAAAAATTTATTAAACTTGAAATAGTTATTATATATATTATGTATTATTAGATAAAAAGGTTAAAGTATTGTATTTTGTGGCATCTTTAGAGGTGTCGTGCAGTCTTATATAAGCGACCGCTTGCAAACACGCATCGCATAAATCGTCCTTCTTCTTATTATTATCAAAGATTTCACATAGAACAGCATCATCCTTTATATAGTTTTTACATATCTCTATGCTGGTTTGCTTGTTCATTTTATATTTGTCTTGACGAAATCCTTTAGAGTTCTTGGTTTTTTGCGTAGCAGCATCCATCTTAATTTGTATGTCAGGTTTATAGTCGTGTGTTTTCGTTTTTAGGGAAGCATTAACGAGAACGACATTATCTACAATTTTATCCCAATATTTTAAGAGACTGAAATAGCAATAAATTATATATTGTATCGTTTTCATAATACCATTTAGGTTTGATGGCTGGTTCTCAATCAATACATAATCGATTTCTTCATACCCCTTTTCTTTTAAATCACCAATAATATTATCAAGTTCCATATATATTCTCTCAGATATATCATCAATCCCTTTAATGTCCTTCTTTTTATCTGCTAATGATATTATTCGCCAATCCAATATATGTATATTTGTCTCCGTTTTTTTTAAAATACACAATGCTAAATTCTTGATACCTATATCAAAACTTATATATATCATTTATATAATATTTATATAAAACATAATATTTATATAATATATTCTATACATATCCTATACATATCTTTCTTATACATAGTCATACTTATAGACTTTTATGCAACATAGTTATAGTCCTCTTATTAAACGAGGTGATATTATGATGCCTAATCAAGGTAGCCAAGTTTAGCCAGAAAGTATCATTCTCAAACTTTTTATTATATTTATTTATTTTTTTATATTTTCTATATAACCATTTATGTAATTTTTCCAATATTATAGTATTCGCTGGATTATTTTTGATATACATCTTTTTATTTGAGATTAGCCGAGATACAAAATGCTTTAGTTCAGATATGCTTGAATATTCTTGTGGGATGCTCTCCCATAAATTATGAAACTTCAAATAATCATATGTTGGGCATAGAAGTAGATTATCAGTATAGTCTACGAACGTGGGGTTATTATCTATAATCATTATATTATTAACGATTGAATGCGTTTTAGGCATTTTAATAGATTTCAACAATTGAGGTAATATCTTCACTACAGATTTTCTGATATTACCATAACTATCTTTAAAGCAGTTATCTCTCGTAAATATAGGTCTGTTGAACTTTATGTTATTTTGCTTTTCTATAATTAATATCTCTTTATACGCCCACGTTTTATCAGAAGCCGTATAAATAAAGAAGAAACTATTTGGGAATACCTTCTTCATCTCAGTCATAAATGTAGTAAAGTGGGGTCGCAGCAGTTTAGATTGCAAATTATAGCAATTGTCAAGCATCTTATCGCATAATGTTTTATATTTAACAAGATTACCTAATTGAATATTCCCATTTTTTAATACAATGTTTTTTCTAATGATTTCTTGTATATTATAAATATCACATTGATAGCTGCAATCGCCTATTATAGTCCCATCTAAATCCAAGAGAAATATATATGGTTCATTATTACTCATTTTATAATACTTATAATACTATAATAATTATATATAATTATATATTTTTTATAATTTATTTTGTATTATAATACTTAGTAATATATATCATATATAATAGAATGTATAGCAACCTTAGTGGAGCCCTTAATTATGCTGAAAAAAAGAGGACTATTAGCACAAATAGAGCACGTCCCCTACCACATTATCAATACCCCACAAATAATACAAGAAATCGACAACAAATACATTTAGAAGTTCCGCATCAACCTGCTATAATACATCCTCGTAATATTGTCGCTAATAATCGCGGCTATCGCGGCATAGATAATCTACAACATTATAACCCAGTATATACACGAAGGCAACCATTGCATCAGCAACAGCAACTAATGCATCTGCAACATCAACAACTACTGCATTTACAACAACTACAAGAACATCATAAAGGAATGACAGACAAATTTTGTAGAGATAATGGATATACAAAATATGTTCTACCAGCACCAAAATTAATTACAAGGACAAGTCCCAAAGTAGCACCTAATAATCAACAAAAAATGGAGGGTATCAAAGAAAAATCACCATCTCGTTCAAATTCAACCTCTAAAGTAGCATCTAATAGTCAACGAAGTCCTCGAAGTCCTCAACGTCCAAGTAATAAAAGAAGCCCGACCAATAAGTTGCCACCTACAACTAAAGGGGTTGCAATAAACAAAACGCCAAAAGTTCTACAGACTACTCGGGTTTTAATTGCATAACTCAGTATTATCTTGCAGCCTTATTTTATTTTTTTCATATAATAATTCTTTCCTTTTATCAATATACTCAGCCATACAAGTAAAGCCATATAATATCATTTCATTAACTTGCTCATCCGTCAATTCAATACGCACCCCTTTTCTATTCACAATAACATTCATAGAGTGTTGTAATATTATATTTTCAGGCATAAAATAATATTCTTTATCCCCCGAATTTATTTCGTTAAGTGTCACCTGACTAATTCGCAATATATCAAACATCTTGCATATTTGTCTTATTATGAAAAAAATATTCATCTTGTCTTTCGTAGGAACGTAGCTTTCTCTTTCTTTATATATTACCATCCCAATAACATTCTCTTTCGAAACGTGTGAAAATATTTTAATAGGAAAGTTATTTGAAAACGCACCATCATAATAATATTCGCCATCAATTGCAACGGGGTTAAATATCAAAGGTATAGCCATTGATGCTTCACAAGCAGTAAATATTGATACGTCAGGAGTATCCTCAATAGAAAAAATACGATTTTCGCATCTATTAATATTTGTAGTGGAAAAATATAAATTAACCCCAAACCTCTTAGAAGCCTCTTTAAAAGTCATATCTTCTATATCGGGATATTTGACGCGCAATACTTTTCTTAAATGTTCCATAAAATGCGATATAGAGCATAAGCCTAAATTAGAAACAATCTTATAATAATTCTTTGTGGGTATGTTGCATAGATTAGTATCGCCAGCAGACGTATAAATAACCCTCTCTGCTTCTTCTATAGTTAGTTTGAACGTGATGAATAGGGCTACGAATGACCCTATAGAATTTGCGGCGATATGCGTAATATTCTTATGTAAATTCTCTAAGTATAAATACCTCAGCGCACCTACAAATAGAACGCCTCGCATACCTCCGCCAGATAAAACAAGATGCGTAATATTCAATTTATCCATAATAAACACTTTCTTGAATACAAAGGGATTATATTTTGTTTATATAATATCTTTATATATTCGAATTATACTCGCAAATATCGATATTATAATAGATTAACGCCTCTTTCGCAGCATTATTCTCGGCTTCCTTCTTATTATTCCCTGTAGATGTAGCGATGATGGCATTATTTCTATCCTTTATGCAGTAAGTGAATATGCGGACATTATCTTTAATCAATATCTTTACTTCATAAAACTTGGGTATATCTTGAAGGTTGTGTGTCATATAAGACACAAGCATATCCTTGTAATTATTCTTTATTCTTATTAATTCACAGAAGTCAATATAATTCTCAATGATATATATAATAAAACTTTCGACAATGAAATATCCTGCGCCCGTGAAAGGGGATATATTAATGCTGTTCGGGAGCATTACCTTGTCGCTCTCAGTTTGAAAGTCGAGAAATAGCGCACCAATGAATGCTTCGAATATGTCTTCCATAATTTTAAAATTATTTCTGCCACCCGATTCTTCTACCTGCTTGGATATTATAGCAAACTTAGGGAAACCTATTTTGTCCGACAGATAACCAAGCATCCGTCCATTAACTATTTTCGTTCTAATTTTCGACAAGAAGCCTTCATTCTGGTCTGGGAACCTGCTATATAAATAGTTGGCGACTATCATACCTATTAAGGCATCGCCAAGAAATTCAAGGCGTTCGTAAGACATATCTTGAAGTGGTAAGCAATCGCTGGGACAATTGATATTACTTTTGTCAAAGTCTGTGTTCTTCATAGTGCAATATGATTTGTGGACAAAGGCGACGCGATATAAATCGATGTTTTTGAATTGAATATTATTTAATCCATTGTTATTAAAAATTTCATTTAAATTATCGCTTTGAAGCAGGACATTCTTATTGTTATACGGCTGATTAGTAATGTCGATATCCTTTGTTTTGTTATGTATTCCTTGTATACGCTTCATTATATGTGATTTATTATATAAATATTATATGTAATAATATAATATCATTTTTTTATTATATCATTTTATTATATAAATATTAATTGTTTATTTCTTTTAAATAGAATAAAATAGAATTATATATAGTATAATGGATGATTTTATTATTCAAGATACAGAACCAGTTCTTAAAGTTGATTCGCTTGGTATTGGAATAACTTCGTTCAGTGATATTGAGCAATTATCATTGTCTGATAAAGAATATTTAGTGGTCGGGGACAGGCACGGCACTCCGAATTATAGTAATCAATATGATACAAAATGGAATATGTATGTAAATCACGAAGGCGTTGCTATAAATACTTCTCGCAATGTTTCATCTAATTATCGCGACCCCAATGCATCACTTTATATTAACAGGAATATACAATGCGACGGAATGATTAACGCACACGGCATTCAATTTAGTAATATTAGTATTAGCGGAGTGATTGGCAGCAATACCATAGTCGATTTAATAACAAATATTAATATTCTCTCGCAATCGCAGCCATTTAGAACGGGGATTGCTACATATTTTAATAATATTTATGATTTACAATACCAAGTTCAGAATATATATACGCCCAATTATCTAACGCTAGGCGGCTTAGTAGATACGAACTATAACCAGCATCCTTTAAATATTAATTCGACACCAAATAATGATTTTAATAATATTCATTTTGCGATGAGGAATGATACCTATAATGATACTACGAAGGAGTTATCAAAATTCAGCATAGGCATTATCGGGGGAAGTAATAAATCACCTGCAGTTATTTCAACTACCAGAGGGATGCCTTTGGAATTTCACGTTAATAAATCGTCTGCAGAAATGAACTCGCTATATAACAGAAATGCCATTCCTACATATTTAAATGATGCACAGCAACCCGCGATGACGATTGACGAGAATGGCAACGTTTGCATTGGAAGGAACAAAGCCGCCAATGTTATGTATTATAAGAATGTTCTCGAAAATGGCGTAAGCACAAATATACTGCTTACAAAGCAGACTGCTTTTGACGTTAAAGGTGCTTCTAAATTTGATGATATAATTATATATGACAACTACGCCAATACCTACAAGCACATCGATGATGTATATATTCGCGCGGATGGTGTGGGAATTATTAGACCATCCCAGATAACAGAAGGGATATTTTATGGCAGTAATTATATATTCAATAATATATCTTTGAACAATCGATTAACCACCAAGTATATTACCGCGACTGATATGTTAAATGCCACGAATATAAATGCTGACAATATTCTCATAAATAATAGCGCAACCTTCAATGGTAATATAAGTTTTCAGAATACGAATGAATTATCAATGAATTCCTTGAATGTTGCCAATGAATTACTTATTGGAGGGCTTCGCGTTAGTCCAATAAATATCAAGGATACTGCATTGGGATATACGACAATAAGTAGCACCGAAGATGGGTCTAACTATTTCTTCACATATGTTCATAGTAATATTGCTAATTTGGATGCTAATCAGAATATCAGTTTCCCCAATAAAATGAGTTTGGGACCCAACACTAGCGACGGGATTGCGGGGGTTTTAAATATATACAAAAACAGCAGTTCAAATAATAACTTTGAAATTGTTTTGCAAGAAAGGGTGAATACTAACAAATACGTAGCGAATATTGGGAGGCTGTCGCATTTGGACTTCTATGATAATAGTTTGATAATTAATACGAATAATATTGATGGCAAAAAGCACAATATATATTTTTATCCATCATACGATATATCTAAATTGCAAAATAATGCATATTTTCCAAATCTAATCAATACCCCACCTATGCTTTCGATTACCAATGAAGGCGTGGGGATAAATAACAAGATACCTCGCCATGACTTGCATCTAGATATAAATGGCAAAATGTCGGCGACTGAGTATTATGTATCGAAAGACGAAGCGATTGCTAAGATGTCTGGTTTTGTTTATAATAAATATAGGAATTATTTCAACATATACAATGAGAATACTTTCAAATATTGTATTAATTATGATAATATCAATTCATATTCTGCGAAAATGCAAGGGTTCAATGTAAAATACGGCATCAATTCCGACCAATATTATCAAAATGATAAACTTATTGAAACACTGCAGGTAACAAATAACCCGAATAGTTTTTTTACGAATAAGAATATAGCAATCGGGTGGGGTGGCGAAGATGTTCATTTGCCCCTCCAGATACGTAATACGGCTATTGCCGAGTATAACTATTCAGTGATAAGAATATACAGAGGAGTGCGTGGCGGAGGTATCAATAATAACGCCGATTTCAGCGGCATCGATATATGCGAATATGACAGGGATTTGAATGATGACCGCGATTTGGAGAGATGGTTCATATATAAAAATCACAAGTTCAATGACGTGGATTCGCGAGATATTCGAAGAATTGGTCCTCTACAGGTTGGATATACGGATAAAACGATTGAGCCAACTTCTTATGGGATGTCAATGTATTACAATAGTCTGAATTCAAATTATCATATTGATTTTAACAATCCGAATGTATCTTATGATTTCGCGGATGAAAAGTCGAATATAGCGGTATCTATCTATGGCGACCTCGACGTATACGGCAATATAAATATTATAGACAATAATAGTAATAACTTTAACTTTCGCCTTAAGAAATTGGAAGATGTTGCCGAATTCACTAAATATATAAGTGTTGTATCTGCATCCAATGTTATTTACAAGAACATAATAGAACACGACGATATCGAGCATTCAGGGCAGAATATTATTTTCAAGCCTATAAAGTCTATTATTGTGGATTCGATAATAAATGAATGCATCCCCTTTGTTATTAAGCAGAATAATGATGCGTTGTCCGCTGCAAAATTCATTACATATTCAAGTAATCTTTCGTGTTCGTCGGCGTTAGAGTTGGGTATTTACAGGTATAATAATTTTACTACGGGGTATGACGCAGACAGCAATAATATCAAAAATATGGTGGAGTTCCGTGTAGCCAACAAAAACACAAGCAATACTTGCCTTACCTTGAGTTATTATAAAAACGATAGTAATAATACGTTTTATCACCCGTTCGTAGAGTTCAACAATAATTATACAAAAACATATATGCGGCTTGGGCAAGGCAAAAACAAATACAATAGCAATATTAGTTTGCATATCGATGATGATAATATATGCGGTATTCAAATCACCAACCTCGAAAATCCAGTAAAAATAAACTTGGTGAATGTAGCAGGAGATAACAATAAATACAATGTATTGTCTTCAGGTGATAATAATAATAATTTCAAATTTACAATCGATGTCGCCGACATTGCATCGTCGAAACCCGAGCCTGATAATGGCGACCTTGTTAATATATTTACAATAGCCCCTTATACAACTAATAATGTTCTGCGGGATGGTGTGCGATACGGGTTTAACGACCCCGCGCCTAATCAAACAATGGCAGTGAATAGCGAGTATGACGAGCAGACGATGAAACTAACTGCGAGATATACGAAGGATTATATTTATTCTAAAGTCGCCATTAATACAAGCAATTTAGTATTGAGCGCCCCGAGAATAGCGAATAATTGGAACAATGATAGCAAGGTATATGATGCGGTATTCACGTATAATATTGCGAACTCAAATATACCTCTGAGCGATATTTATGGGAACGCACTCGAAGGCGACAATAATACGATTGTTTCTAAAATACTCAATACGAAGAAGGATGTATCGTATTTATCTATCCATTCCAATATTAATTTAACCTTTCGATTTGATGAAAGTAATTCAAATATTTTTAATAATAATTACAATAGCATCACTTATAACAATAATGTGGCAGTTAATCCGAAATACAAGGTAGCCTTTGATAACAATGTCGCGAATGGAGGCGACGGCTACTTATTAAATATATACCCAGAATTATCTGTGCCTTATAATAAGATAATTGGGTTGGACAATACGCAAATTATAAATAAAGAGACATCAAACATTTTTAATTTGACTTTGAATAATAATGTAGTCAGCAGTCATTATGAGTTGTCGTGTATATTTAAAAATACCTACAAGGTGCCATCATATTTCGCAAATATAACTACATCGAATACTCAGATTACGTCCAATTATGCGAGAATAGTAAATAGCAACATCATTACATTTACCAACGAGATATATACGTATTTACCGAATATAAATAGCGTTAGTTACAATCGCTTTAAATTGTTTGAGAATACCAATGTGATAAGGTTGGATGATATTGGAACGATGTCCAACGTATATCTGCGTTCAATAACTTCAAATATAGTGCGCTATAATTACACACAGGCGTATGAAGGTAAGTTCGCGTTGTTTCGAACAAACAATCTAAGTATCAATAGTTCAAACATTGTCCCGAATACATTATCCAATAGCAATTATATTATTAATTATAGTTCGAATATAGTATATGCCAATGATAACGCAAGTTATAATAACATATCGAACGTGGTTTTTATAAGGTCGTCAAACGAATTAGTAGATGGCGCTTATAACACTGAGTTATTCTATGCAAATTCAAATATTCAAATTAATGACGAATTTGCAATTTATGGGGCGAGTTTAAGCAATACTATTTTTATGAATGAATATTACCGAAGATATGTTAGCAATAGCAATATTAACGTGCAACTAACAAACTATAATAGGTTGGACTTGAAGCCTCAAATAATATTAGCCAATTCCGTCAGGGATGATTTCATAGATAGGAATAGTTTAATAAACGAGATATATAGTTATGACGGCAATCTGAAATTCAATTACAGGGATAATCAATTTGAACACCCGCAATTACTTATAGACAAAATGGGTAATGTTAAATTTTTTGGCTCAGTAAGCACAAGTAATGATTTATATATAAGTGGCAAAATATTTGATGTGCACGGGTCAAATATTATTGAAGACCTTGACAGGAAAATATCAAGTCTCGAAACGAAAAATAATGATTTGATATATGCGACGTGTAATATCCTAATAGCAAAAGCAGATTTGAATGATTTGAATGCTAGCAATTATGTGATGGCTACGAGCAATATCTTGGTGGCAAAAGTAGGTGTCAATGATTTGAATGCAAGCAATTATGTGCTGGCTACAAGCAATATCTTGGTGTCGAAAGCGAATGTTAATGATTTGAATGCAAGCAATTATGTGCTGGCTACGAGCAATATCTTAGTGTCGAAAGTAGGGTTTAATGATTTGAATGCAAGCAATTATGTGCTGGCTACGAGCAATATCTTAGTGTCGAAAGTAGGGTTTAATGATTTGAATGCAAGCAATTATGTGAAGGCTACGAGCAATATCTTAGTATCGAAAGTAGGGTTTAATGATTTGAATGCTAGCAATTATGTGATGGCTACGAGCAATATCTTGGTGTCGAAAGCAAATGTTAATGATTTGAATAGTAGCAATTACGTGCGGAATACGTGCAACATCATTTCAAAGAGGATAACTGATTTAACTACGGATATGATTTATGAAGATATTAATGCTAAGAATAAATTCATAGTTAGCAATACCTATAATAATAATATGCTTGTGAATGGCGACTTGACGATTAGTTCGAATTTGATAGTTCACGGCGCAAGCACGACGCTGGCAACCGAAGTATATACGACGGAGAGGCTTGAAATAAACAATGCGAATAATACTACACAGGCTTTTGTTGTATCACAGAAGGATTTGATTAATGATATAATGCGCGCATCTAACAGGGATAACAATGTATTTACGATTAGTAATAACGGAGACCTTCGTATTAGCGGCAATTTCATAAGGAGTAATAGAGATGTTATTACGGATACGTCTAACTATGTATTGGCTACAAGTAATATATTGTCTAAAAAGGTTGATGACAATGTCCTTGTTATTAATAGCACCATACAAAGGAACGACAGAAATAGCAGTAATTACGTAGCAAAGACAAATGAAAACCTTAGTATTGCTATTGGAAACATCTCGACCCCTTGGACGGAAACGTCAAGCAATATATTTATATTTAATAATGTGTCTATTGGGACAAGCAGCAATATAGATACTTTGACTATAGACGGCGGTATTATTGCGTCGCGTGGTATTGTTAGTTCATTTTCAGACAATCGCTTAAAAGAGCGCACATCTAATATTAGAAACCCGATAGATTTAATTAACAAACTAAATGGCTTTCATTATATCCCAAATGACGTTGCTTTACAACACGGGTTCCCAAGTGTCCCAGACATTGGTTTGAGTGCTCAAGAAGTGCAAAGTGTTCTTCCAGAAATAGTTAGAATAGCGCCGTTCGATATGATGCTCGACGACTATAACAATATTATATCTAAGAGTGGCGATAATTACCTAACAATATGCTATGAAAAACTTGCGCCATTATTTGTGGAATCTATAAAGGCTCTTAAAAAAGAATTAGATGAAGTCAAACAAGAATTAGCAGACCTTCGCAATGCTAAAAGGTAGTATATTAGGCGGTTGCTGGTGGTTGAACAGGTTGGGTCGGTTTATATTTATGAAAGCCTTCTTTTTATTTCATTGATATCATCTATTACTTTTTGAATTTTTGACTTATCATTTATCAGTGGTTCTTTAAATTTGTTATGTAATTCTGTATATATTATATAAAACTCATATTTAAATACTTCTTCAAATTTATTATTTAATTCTTTGTCTTCATTGTTAAGGACATGTAATTTTTTATATATTGCTTTGAAAACATAATAACCATCAATGGCGCATATAATATCATTTTTATTTATAAATGCTACATTATAAAACTTTAGTTTTTCAAATGGAAGCGGGGCAATACTATTGGTATTAGTTCGTATTTCAAGCAACCTAATTATTTTTTCTATTTTTTCAATTATATTTCCCTTTTGGTTTTTTAAATCGTCTTTAATAGCATTATTGTCATTAGTTAATAGAGTTTTTATAGAGGGATAGTGATCTGTATTAAGTTTTTCGAACAATGCTTTAATCTTCTCATAATTTTCGGATATATAATCAATCATATTAGTATACTCAGTATCTTCTATAATATTTTGTCGTAATGCTTTATCATCACCGCGTAGGTCGCTATAACCACCTTCTTCTTCTTCTTTTTTTTTATAAAAGTCATAAGTTTCAAGAAAATTTATTAAGAATTGGTCTATTTTATCTATATCAACCATATCGCATAAATATAAAATTTCATCAAGTTTGCTTGTAAAGGTGTTCATTTTACCTTTATAATCTCTATAAGTTTGCACGTTTTCAATAGTTGTACTAATACTAGGAGCAGGAGTAGCATTATCAGTAGCAGCAAGATTATCAGCCATTACTATATATATTAATAAATCTCTTATTATATTAATAAATATAATAAAATTATATAAAACTTATTGACTTATAAACAAGTATAATAATAATGAGTTCTTCGAAAAAAGTATCTGGGAAAAAGGTTAAGGAGTGTCTTCTATTAGCATTCGAAGACGATACCGAATATACGTTAGATGAAACGAAGAAGAATGTAGTAAATGCTTTCAAAGATGCTTTGAAGTTAGGGCAACCTAAAAAACGCGCAGTAAAACTCGATAGTGATGGGGTAGTTATTAAGAAACAGCCTAGCAAATACAACCTTTTCATCAAGGACGAGATTGCACGTTTAATTGCAGAGTTCCCAGATAAAGATAGAAAGGAGCTTATGAAACAGGCAGCAAATAATTGGAATGAAAGCAAGGTTATCCCTACGGCTACTGATGATAGCGTATAGGGGTTATTTGTTTTAGTTATTTTTAATATATTATATATGTGAATATATTATATTACATATATTGTAGAATGGCGAATATAATAAGATTACCGCATACTAAGAAGTTCCCCAAAAGTAAATTATATCCTAAATATAATGAAATTAAAGAGTATCATTGTTTTAATTTACTAGAATTTTTGTATAAAGACAAGGATGAATGGTTTAATCCAATGACTAAAAAATTTATACATAGAAATAGTGATATTGTGGTTAGTATTTTATCAAAATGTTATTATGTATTTGGTGTTATGGTTGTTATACTAAACAATGAAAAACTACAATACAAGGAGCACGTTGAAAAATTTATAGATAAAAGCTTACTTTTTGATGTTAGTCATCTTCCTGTAAGTCCTAATTCTCTTCGTATGCAGCAACACGCGCTTCGTGTGCAGCAACAGGCTGCAGTAGTCAATAAGCCGAAAACTAATTCTCCTCCTAAATCGCCTATGGGAGCCGCAACCAATAAGCCAAAAACTAATTCTCCACCTAAATCTCCTATGGGTGCAGCAACCAATAAGCCAAGAAGTCCTCAACAAGGCATCGCAGCAGTGGCGGTGGCGAATTCAAAGAAACCAATCAGATTTAATTCAAAATCTACTAAGGCAAAGCACGATAAAAACTCTGAAAGGCTCAATGAAGGATTATGTCTTAGATTTGTGAAGCAAATAAAGGAAACTTTACAAAAAGCCAAGACATCCGCAGAATTAAAGGGATTAAAATTTATGAACCCTGTAACAGGAAACCTTATAGGTATAGAAAGCCCTATACTTCGAAGTTTTTTGTCCAAATGTTATTACTCATTTAATAAAAACAAGGAGATTAAAGACGTTATTGAGGAAATAGCGAACGTCAGTGATTTAATCGAGGATGATAAGGTTGCGGCACTGACCCCTGTTATAAATTATGTAACATTGAAAATAAATGAGGCTATAGATGATGCTATTAAAGCCTTCCACAAATGCTGTGATGAGATAGAAGCAAATTGCAATGCAAATGGGATGCTCAAAGAGCATATTTTAATTTCCAATCTTGTCAATTCTATTATGGCTATCATACACATCAGATATATGCATCTGGGGAATTTGTATACAAATTTTGCTATAAAAGATAAGAAACCTTTGCAAATATATATGCACGATGAAGCATTCAGACAGGAATTTCTTAATATAGGGACAGCATATGATATTTTTAAAAGATATCATAATATAAATCGAATAATATATCAGAAAAATGATTTAGAAGTATCAAATGTCATTACAGACCTCAATCCTAGAACGATTGATACTTATCATACAAACAACCTCTTTAATCGTCAATATGTATTTGAATATCCAAGTGCTCCTATTTTGCATCAGATGGCTCTTAAAAATACCTTATATTTTAACAAGGTTAATTTTAAAATTCTCGAAAAGGTTGCTTATCCCAAATCACTGGAATTGGCAAAAGCCGCATTTGATTACGTCGCTAAACAATATCATCAGTTTGATTACAATATAACCAATAGCACATTGCCTAAATATGTATTTACAAATGATGATAGTGAAATATCAAAATATTTCGAGGATATTATTGAGTTGGTCAATAATCGACTTAAAACCTTGCCAGATATAAAAGGGTTCGTAAATGAAACTACGCTTAAAAAGGATTTTTATGATATGGTAATCGCTGCAATGGAGAAAGTTTCCTTTGGTAATAATGAAACTGCCTATGGTGAAAAAAATATGATACGCAAAAATATATTATATTCTCTTAACGCACAAACCAAAGAATATATGATTAATCATAGCCCCAATTCATATGATAATCTTTTTTATTATAGCAAATTCTCAGGAACATTCCCGCTTTTCACTTGGATACCTTTAAATCCTTTAAATCCCAATAAACCTCCTTCTATCTATAATTATGCCAATGCGGTTCGATGGCAGCCGTTAAATTTTAGTAGTGATGAAGTTCTGAAGATTGATAGAACTTATAAAAATAACGGGATACCGCCTTGGAGCAAATGGCTTAATGAGACAATTTACAAGGTTATAACAGATGAATATGCTTCTGTAAAATCGCTCATTAACCCGCAAAGAATAGAAGATATGAAAATTAGAATTCAGGATACAATTGGAATTTACAAAGATATGGAAATAAACCCGAATTATGATAATAAAAATATATACTTATATCACGGAACAAAGACGAGACTGCACAATATAGCAAATACATATCACGAAGATATAGAAATATTGGGGTTTTTATCCACGACTTTAAATATGTATACTGCATCGTATTATGCAGGGGCTGCTGAAAATTCCATAGGGCTTATTTATATAATCGAGGTTGATAATACGCATACGTATATAAACTTAAAAGACCAACTGCTTCAATTCTTACTTTTGCCTAATTCAAGACTTAGAGTTATTTATGAGTTTAATTATGGCGAAATACGCGTGGTTATATGTCGTTTGATTAGAACACCAACGATAGCGATGAATTATAACTTATATAATAAATTATTAGATGCGCAAGCGCCTGACCATTCTAAATATTATATTAGTTATATAATAAAAAATAACAATAATGTTATGCCTGTATGCGCGTTTATGCTAAGTAAAAATTGGAATAAAGGGAGAGAACAAGGCAATAGAAATCTAAAGGTATTTAGTATACGACGTGATAAATTAAATAATAAGGAAATAAATAATGCCTCTATGTCTAAGAAATCATTAGGAGGAAGATATTTATATTTCAGTCTTGGTCAAGAGTATGAATTATACGTAGATAGAGGGTTGCCTTTAATAGCAGGCAGTTTCGAAGATATAAAATACAGCATTCATCAGCATTTTATAAAAGATTGCTATAAAGCGATGGGGATACCTTGCTTAGACTACATATTTATACATTCGGCTTTTGTTAATAATGCGATATCAACGGGGATATTATCAGATGATTACGAAAATAACAAAAAACATCAATATAAATACAATATTAATAATTTCCTTATAGATTGTATATTCAAGTTTAATAGTATTCAAAACGAGAATAAAGAACTGCATATACTGGACGCAGTTCGCACTGGTAAATACGTAGACAAGATAGAGGGTTTTAGGGATGCTTGTATGTATTGCAATGGGGTGATTAATCCATTGTTTAATAAAGACGCTAGCGTAGGGGAACATATCCAATATATGAGAAACTGGAAGCATATATTTGCAAAGTATGAAAGTGCTAGCGACGAAGATTTAATGAAACATTTTAAATGGTGCAATAGTAGAATAGATGCATTGATAAAAATCATCAAGGCGACAAGTGAGCATTATTTGAAATTTATTAAAGATACATTAAATGGAAAAATACAAGGGAAACCTCTCGATAAGAAAGGATTTATAGAAAAATCTTCTAAAGAAGCATTAGAATTATTTAATATGATTTACACGCTAACAGAAACGCTATTAAAAAGAGCAGACCTTTTTAAAGTCTGCACAAGTTCTTCCGCTGAAATTAAATCATTTATAGACATAATTAGAGCGGTATTAAGTGATGGTCATATTAATACGCATAATTCGAATTTATACAAAAACCCTGTTCTTGACGAGTTAATTCTCGACGAAAAAGAAAAAAGTGATACATTAACAGGAGGTATTCTAAGTATAAGGGATATGGCTAAACTAAACACGCGTATAAAATCAAATAATAGTAAAGAAATTGACCATCAAAAGTTATATGAGGCATTCAAGAATGTTCCTATACAGGAATCTAAAGATATGAGGAAATATGCTGATATGCCTAAGTCATTTCAAGAATATTACAAGGGGGCTATCCTTGATAAGGACGGATGTTTCGACATTAGCGACCATTGTTATTGCAGACCTGTGAAAAAGGTTTGAGATGTTATTGATTGATGTGCTTTATTTATTTTTTATAATTTTTTTACTGATAAATATATAATAATAATATATATTAAAGGTAAATGGCTACTATAATAAAGATACCTATTGACGAAAGAGAAATATTTCCAAAACTAATTTTACTATATAAAAGATACAATGAGATTACTGAGGAACATTGTATTGGCTTAATTAAAGATTTATATAAAGGTATAATAGATGATTGGATTAATCCACTTACCAAAAGACATATAAAGACGAAAAGTGATAGGTTTATTAGTTTCCTATCAACTTGTTATTATAAATGGGGAGATAATAGGTTAGAAATCGAAATATCTATTTGGAAGATTGATTTAACATATAAAGAACATATTACAAAATTCATACCAGTCGAATATTTATTTGAGATACCTCTATTTAAACAACATCCTAATCTATCGCCGTTAGGTATGTCATCTACACCAACCACCCCTCCGCGAATAAGGAAGAGTTCTTCAAGTAGTTCTTCGTCGGGGAAGAGACAACCACCTCCTCCAGTAATGCGAAGAAGCCCTTCATTAAATTCTCCACAGGGGGCTGCGACTAATGCACCTGGAAGAAGAGCGCGTTCTTCAAGTAGAACCTCAATAAAAAGTATTTCTCCACCGCGAATAAGGAAAATACAACTTTCGCCTTCGCCACAGGGAGTTGCAAGGAATGCACCTAGAAGAAGCGCGCGTTCTTCAAGTAGTTCTTCAAGTAGTTCTTCGTCGGGGAAGAGACAACCACCTCCTCCAGTAATGCGAAGAAGCCCAAGATCTAATTCTCCAAAAAGAAGTAAATCTCCTATAATTAATAAATTAACTTTTTCTATGAAAAGTTCAGATACGATTATAGCAAAAACTATGTTTAATGCAAATCAATTAAAAGAAAGCGATTGTAATAAATTACTAAAAGAGATGAAAGAGAAGATGCGTGATAAGACAGACATACAAATCTTGGATATAAGGCTAACTAATCCAATAACAACTCCAATAACAACGAAAGAGATTGGAATTGATAGCCCTTTGATTAAAAGTTATTTAGCAAAGTGTTATTATGGATTTGATAATCCAAATATTAAGAAAAAGATAGATAACTTAGTAAATATAGGCGATTTAGATAATTTTAAAAATTTTGCGGATAAGAAAGCAAGGGAAGAAGAAGAAGAACGATTGAAACGAGAGAAGGAAAAAGAAGAATTTGTAAAGGGAAGACCAGAAATAGAAAAATTTATTGCAGTTCGTATAAATACGTTTTATCAATTATGCGATGAATTAAGTCATCAATGTAAAGACGGAAAATTACCAAATCATAAATATATATCATCATTGGTGGAAGTAATAATGAAAATTATATATACTAAGTATTTACATTTAAATATGTTGTATGATGATTTTGATGTAAATATTCTAAAGATACCTTTGTATATATATATATATGATGATGAATTTGACGAATATTATACAAGCAAGCAATTGAAAGCCAATGAGGAATTTAGAAAAACATATGATAGCAATATAATAAAATATCAGAACGTTCATTTAAAACAAGATCTTGGTAATAAACTTATTGATATGGTTCCTAAAACTATTAATAGATACTATGAAAATACATTATATAATCGCCAATACGTATTTGAATTAGTTAATTTTCAGGATGATAATGGCGACTTTAATAATCCTACGATGCGATTTAATAAAATAAACAATATTGATGTATATGCACAATCATTTAAACACAAAAAATTTCCAGCAACTAAAATATTTGCTTATCACGTGGATACTAATGACCAGTTTAATTATGATATAACAAATGGCGTATTACCTAAACATATTTTCATTTCAAGTTCATCCCCGATTACTGGATATTTTGCTGATATTATAAATTTAATAAATGCAAAATTGCTAACACTACCTATAATAAAAGGGTTTAAGAATGAAGTAATAGATGACGAATATAAAAAATATTACGAGGGCATATTAAAAGATATGAAAGGAATATCCTTTGGTAATAATGAGACTGAGTATGGGGAGGACGATATGATACGTAAGAATTTATTGTTTTCTCTAAATGCTCAAACCTCTTCATATATTTTGAAAAATCGAATAAAAGTAGCAAAAGAAACTTATTATAATACCAAATTTTCAGGAACATTCCCGCTTTTCACTTGGATACCTTTAAATCACACCTTACAAGATACAATCTATAATTTTCCTAAATTTAATATATGGCAGCCATTAGAATTATATCAATCTTCTATCAAAGGAATTGAAAATGCCTATAAAAACGATTTCACCGAACCTTTTAGCAAATGGCTTAATGAGACAATTTACAAGGTCATAACAGATGAATATGCTTCAGTTAATTCACTTGAAATTCTTCCAAGAATAAATGCTATGCGCGTGAGGATAATAAAAACAATAGGTGCGTATAAAGATGAGGAAAAAAAACCTACTTATGATAATAAAAATATATACTTATATCACGGGACAAGGAATAGATTACATAATATAAATGGGAGGGAACAAGACATAGAATTACTGGGATTTTTATCAACCAGTATTAATATGTATACTGCGTCTTATTATTCAGGAGTGGGATATACAAATAATGGGTTTATTTATATAATAGAAGTAGATAAAACACAAACATATATAAACTTGCTTGATAATTTATACCAAATACTTCTTTTACCAAATTCTATAATTAGGGTAATACACGAGTTTAATTTTGGTGCAATAAGGGTAGTTTTATGTCGTTTGATTAGAACTCCTTCGATAATACAAAATAACCTACTATATAATAAATTATTAGATGAAGAAAAAAAGAATATAAACTTTGATAAGCATATAAGTTATAATATAGAAATAAATATTGATACAATGCCGACGCGCGCATATATATTACGTGATTTATGGAAGAAACAAGTAGTAAATAGAAATAAATATTTAGAAATATACAAAATACAACGCATAGACTTACATAATAGACTATTAAATAATAACAGGATGTCGGTAAGTAAATTTAAAGAAGATTTTATATATTTCAGTTTAGGTCAGGAATATGATTTATATGTTGAAAGAGGAATGCCTTTAATGTTAGGTAATTTTGCTGATATTAAATATAGCATACATCAGCATTTCATTAAAGATTGCTACAAAGCTCTTGAAATACCTTGTATAGATTATATATTTATTCATTCGCCGTTAGTTAATAATGCGATAGCAACAGGTATATTATTATCTGACTATAAACAAAATCGTATAAACCAGTATAAATACGATGTTAATAATTTCTTTATAGATTGTATCTTTAAATTTAATAGTTTTAATAATGAGAATAAGAAGCTTACTTTACCGAATGCGCAAGATGTTGATATTTCTGATGATGCTATATATGCAGACAAGATAGAAGGATTTAGGGATGCTGGATTATATCTAAACGGGGAACACAATCCATTATTTAATAGCGATGCGGGTATTGGAGAATACGTACAATATTTGAGAAATTGGAAGCAACTATTTACTAAATACGATGAAGCGAGCGATGAAAAATTAGAAGAACATTTTATGTGGTGCAATGATAGAATTGTTAAATTAATAGAAATTATCAAGGCAACAAAGGAGCATTATTTAAAATTCATTCAAGATACATTGAAACACAAAATAGATACTTCAGGTGATGTCAAAGTTAGAAAGGAAGACGTTCTAATAGTAGTTGATAAAGAAATGTCGCAATTGAACGATATGATAGAGGGCTTAACAAATACGCTATTAAAAAGAGCGGAATTTTATAGTAAATGCACAAATTATGCAGGTGGTTCCCAGTCTATCAAGCAATTTATAGAGGTTATTCGGGTTATATTAAAAGAAGACCACGTTAATACGCATAATTCAAAATTATACGAAGCACCTCTTCTAACTGACTTGATGGTAAAGGAAGGTGGAACAGGTGGTGGAGCGTTAAAAGGTGGAATTCTTAGCCAGAAACAGATAAAGAAATTATACACACACATAATACCTGATAGTAAGCCCATTGAACATCTTAAGATATACGAAGCATTCAAAAATGTTCCTATACAGGAATCCAAAGATATACGCAAATATGCTGATATGCCAAAATCTTTCAAAAAATACTATAGAGGAAGCAACAGAGGTAGCAGTGGGAGCAGCAAGGGCAAAGACAAATATATTGATATAAGTAATCATTGTTATTTTAGATTTGTATGAAGGTAATAATAAGATATATGTAAGGAATACTAATTATTTTTTAATATTTATATTTATATAAAGCAACCTATGAAAGCACCCCCTAATATATCTCATCTTTATCGTAAATATGATGAGATAGCATTAGACCATTGCAAATCACTTATCGCACATTTATATGAAGGCAAAGTAGGTTCTTGGGTTAATCCAATTACAGGTAATACCATCAATAATGGTAGTTATATAACGATTAGTTTTTTATCTAAATGTTATTACTTGTGGGGTAATAAAATTGCGACAATAAATTCTAAAAAACTAAAATATAAAAAGCATATTGAAAAATTCATAGCGAAGGAATATTTATTTGATATATCTGCAATAAAGCAACTTGCAGTATCAAAGCAAAAAAAGAAAGATAATGCGATTGTTAGTATGAATACAATGGGGCATCGAGGGGGTCTTCTACAGGGGATAAATAGTAGGTCGCCTTCTAATTCACCACCAGCAGCACGTCGAAGGTCGCCTAGTTTATCACCTCCGCCAGCAGCACAATCTCCTAATCCTTTAAAACTTGATTTTTCTGAGAATATCAAAAAAACTTCTCAGAAAATTGTGGAAGGAAAGTATATAACTGGGAATGAATTAACAGAAGAACGTTGCAACAAATTTTTAACTAATATTGAGAACAAACTAAGAGGTAAAACTGAAAGTGAATTAAGTAATATCAATATTGAAGACCCTATAAGCGGAGAAGAGATTGCTATTAAAAGTCAAAAACTTCTAATCTATTTATCAAAATGTTATTATTCATTTGATAAACCAATTAAGGATAGAATAAGTAAGATAGTTTATGATGTTGAAGATTTGATTGTTTTAACAGATGATAAGGAAAAAATAAAACAAGCAATTCCAATAATTGAAGGCAAACTCAAAAAATTAATGGATAATTTTAATAAATGCTGCGATAATTTAATAGATAATTGTAAGGACGGAATATTACCAAGTCATAAATATATAGCAGATATAGTCAATGCAATTCTTGTTATTATATATACTAAATATATACATTTATATGATGTCGCACACCATACCACATATGATATGCCATTGCATATATATATGTATGATGATGTTTTTCACAAATATTATATAGATAATGGATTAAATAGTCAATTATTTACTTATATAATATATCAAAAGGATGATTTAATGAAATCTCTAAATGAAACTAATATTGATTTAAAACCTAAAACCATCGAAAGATATGAGGAGAATACATTATTTAATCGCCAATACGTATTTGAATTATCAAAAAAAGACAAGGAGATGACTATAATATATAATATGATTAATAGTCGCAAACAAGATTTCAATGCTTTAGAACTTGATGCTACATTAGAATACGCTTATAACCTATTATTTAATAAAGACCCTTTTAACTATAACATAACAAATAGCATATTACCTAAGATTATTAAAATAGAATGTTTAACTCTGAGTGTTCTTAGACATTTTGATGAAATTTTACATACAATAAATACAAAGTTGGAAACGCTACCAGTTATAACGGATGTAAGAAGCACATCAAACCCACGTTATAATAGTGTAATAGTTAAGATGAAAGAATACGGATTTGGCGATAATGATATGATACGCAAGAACATATTATATTCTTTGAATGCACAAGTTCCATCATATATTAAAAAATATATTAAAAAATATAGTGTAACAACTCTTGGACTAAAGGATTTTTATAAGGATAAGATTTACTATAACTATGGATATACTGGGTCATTCCCGCTTTTCACTTGGATACCTATTTCATCATCTGATCCAGATGGTTCCATCTATAATTTCCCATCATCATCTAAATGGCAGCCTTATGGAGATAAGACCGAAATATTCAAACAAGTTGATAAAGCATATAAAAACTATTACACCCAACCTTTTAGCAAGTCATTGAATGAAACAATTTACAAAGTAATTTCTGGGGAAAGCACAGATGTAGATACAAGAATGAAGCAAAGAATAAAAGAAACGATAGGTATATACAAAGATATGGATAAAGCAGAAACGTATAAAAACAAGAAGATTTATTTATATCACGGGACAAATCAAAAATTACATTATATGGATGGTAAAAAAGATGATATTGAATTATTAGGATTTTTATCAACAACTCTAAATATCTATACTGCATCTTTTTATTCTGAGGTAGGTTTGAAAGGTAATGGTTTTATTTATATAATAGAAGTTGATGATAAGCAAACCTATATAAACTTGAACGACCAATTATACCAGTTCATTCTTTTGCCGCATTCTATAATTAGAATTGTTCACACATTTGATTATATTGGAATAACAATAATTCTATGTCGTTTAATTGAAACTCCCACGAAGGAGCAAAGTAATGAACTATATAATAAATTATTAACCAATACTGAATTAACCGCTGCTAAAGGAGGGTTTAGACAAACTAATGTAGATGATGATTATTTAAAACAAGTAATACCTATAGATTATATAAAAGCGAAGGTAAAAGAACAAGGAATGCGTAAAAGTTCGGGAACTAAAAGGGAAGAGAAACGTCTCATACTAATAGAAGAGACTAACAATGAAATAAATGCGTCCATTTCTGTATATAAATCTATGTATAAATTCGAAGATTTACCAGAAGATTTCCAAAAGTATTATGGGAAACGAAACAAAGGCAAAGAGGTCGATATAAGTAATAGTTGCCATATTAGATTAGTCCCGAGAAAAGATTAATCTGACCTGTTTGTTATAAATAGTATTATATCATTAAATGTAGGTAGATATATAGCACACCCTAAACAATGCATAGTATATATGTGTATGATAATATATATATATTAGATATTATTTTTATTATGTGTTTATAAATTATATAATAATATTATAAGAGTATCAGAGTGTCTTTATCGAATGAATGTTGTTCCACTAAATAGGAGAAAGTCTTTGCCATCAAATTATAAGTTCAACACTGGGTTCTTATCTGTTCCTTCATCATCAGCAGTATCATCTCCAAAGAAAGGGAGTGTGGCTGATTTGGACATTCTAAAATTCAAAGATACCAAAATGCACGAAAGGTTATTAGCAAAATTAGAAAAATCGCGAAAGCAAATAATAAAAGATAATGACATATATATCAACAAAGAACACCAACTACTATGTTATTATAATGAAAAATTAATAGAATTAAAGAAAAAAATAAAAATTCTCAATAAACAGATAGAAATAAACTACAAGGATAACATATTGGTAAATAATAGTGAATTAGATACCTTCATAGAAAAACGGAAGGAAGGCGACCAATCCGTATTAGATTACAAGAGCACAATATATAGATACAATATTAAATATAATGAATATAATAAAAAATTCATTAACAAGATACAAGAGTATATCGACGAACCATCTCTGAGGGAATTTATAGATAAACAAAATAGTTTTATAGAAAGTCTGAATATCAGAGATGTATATAATCTAAAATATTATACGTATCGCGGGGACATATATTTGAATTCATATATAGACAACGATGGTATATTTGATACGCAAGTTATCTTAGATAATGGTGGAGGAATTGTAGATGATGATAGCGACCTTTGCTACTACTTTTTTCAATTCTTAGATTATTTCAAAAGCAATAATTACAAAGGCGCGAAGGTTCCCGTCGATGATGATACGCTATTTATAAAATTTATAAAGGATAATTATTTAGAATTTGATAATGAGATTTACAAGTTCGTTTTTAATTTATATATAAAGGAATTAAAGGATTTGTTTGACAAAGCACCAAAGACTGATAAGGAATTAGTGCTATACAGAGGGGTTAATGAGAATTATATATTGCAAAATGCGAAAAGGGGGTATTATATAACAAATCATTTTTCATCAACATCATTATTACCAGAGTTTGCTTACAATTATACTAAAAAAAAGAATATAATGTTAAAAATATTAGTTGAAAAGGGGGTTCCTTTAATATTCGTCGAAGGGATAACATTGGCAAAAGGGGATTTCGAAGTGATTATGCCTATCAATTCAAAGTTATATATAGATTATGCTTTGAAAAAAGTAAATTATTACAAGACGAAGGATGATATATGTCCGAATGCAAATAATGCAGCACAATTAAAGGTATCGACAATAATTTATATGAAATAGATTATCATATATACGCATATACACGTATATATACATTATAATATGTATGTATAGTATAGAATAAAACTATACAGAATAATATAATGAATATATATTTAAAGTTTTTTATAACCAGTATAGTCGTATTGATACTTGACATATCTTGGATATCACTAAATTTGGCTACGTATTCTTCTGCAGTTAAAAAGGTTCAAAAAGCCGCTATGAATTTACGCTTTGAACACGCTATTATTGCTTACGTAATAATATTATTCTCAATATTATATGTCGCTATTCCATTTACAATCCAGAATGCCAAAGTAAATAAAATAGATATCTCAAGTATCGAAAACAAACTATTGCAATCCTTTGTTTGTGGAGGCGCAGTAGGCTTTTCTATATTTGGTATATATAATTTCACGTCTCTCGCAATTTACAAGGATTTGGATGTGTCGATTGCTATCACAGATACCATATGGGGAACTACATTATATACATTGTCGACATTTGTTTATTTATTATTACCTTAATTGGTATCGCGGCTATCGCCGCTATCGCAATCATTAGCATAATGCCCATACTTTCCGCAAGTATAGCACCTATTATTAACGCTATTACTTATTTTTACAAGTTGATTTATAGTGCAATCATCTAATACAGGGGTAGAATAAGAGCCACCCCTAACATTCTCAATGCCAAACCTATCCATATACTTATAGGTATATTTGTCTTCGTCGTAATCATCGCAGTTTGGAATTAGTTCTAAAAGTTTTATTGGTTTATATAGTTTTGTCCATTCAGACCCATTATTAGTAAAATGGGCTTCTATTCTGGAATGCGGGTGAGATGTTTTACCAACATAATATTTATCATTTTGTAGTTGCAAAACATATATGTATAGCATTGTGGTGATATAGTATATAATGTAGTCCTATCTTTTATTTATATGAATAAAAGAATTAGAAAGTATAAAAATAAGTATTAAGGTATGAAGGTAAAGGTATTCTATTATTAACGACCGCTTATTAGAGCCTTAGTTGCGCGTGTTGGACGACCAGTTCCGCTTCTAAAAAACAGATAATAGATAAAGTAAAGGAATGCCATTACAAAGATTATAATAAGTAATATATATACAAGCATACCCGTGATACCTGCAGTTCTGCTAACTTGGCAATATAGGGTATCATCAGTAAGAGGGCATTTTTCTACATTGTTTGAGCCAGAATTACTCATTAACGCAGAAGTTCCTCCAGAAACGATTGCTCCTGTTGCTGCACCTGCTATTGCACCCGACGCAGTATTGGCCGCGCCATTATTATCAACAGGCTTAGCAGCGGGAGTAGTAGCAGCCTTACCACCACCTTTAAAATGTTCTAAGAATAATTCTTCGACCCCCATATTAGTTCTATATAATTCTATTCTATTATATAATAAATATTTATAATTTGCATCATCTATATATCCTTTGCTATAATATATTTCTACTAATATAGTAGAATTAATATTTATTATAATGAATATGTTAGAAACATTTATTATTGTATTCACAATAGTATTATCTACTATAATAATATTATGGCATATTCATTATATGAATGACCATAGCCGTAGCCCTATATCTGACACTGGGACAAATGCAGGTATGCTTTTAAATATAAATTATACGAAGCAAAAGAATGAAGGTGGCTCTTGCACATCTACTTGCGACTCGATAGACCCAGTAAGCGACCCGCGATATAATATGCAGCAGATTATCAAGCAGTCCATTCTGTTAGAGGAGCATCTTACTAACAAAAATAAGAGATGCCGCGATTGTATCACAAAGCATTTCTTGCATATTATTGGGCTCGCTGAAGAGGCTCAGATGCTCGCCACAGACAAGATAAACAAATATCCGATGATTAACGAATCAGTAATATTGTATAATGAACTCTTCAAAATATGGATTAAAAATAAAAACCTTAATGGCAAAGACGAAACATATGTTTTGTATTGCACAGATAAACTAAGAGACCACCGCAAACAATTAATAGTCATCTATTTCTTTAATGAAAAATATAATATAGTAAATAAGGATAAGGATAAGGATACTGCGAAAGAGCATTCTATGTAGGATGTATATAAGGGATATTATTATTAATAATTGCTAAATCGACAATCTCTTTAATATCATAATAAGTATTCTTATGTGCTTCGTAATGTTCAGGATGTATCTCAGATACTAAATCGATATTAGGATATGCGAAGGGAAATGTAGTAGCATAAGAGTTTATCGAGGAATACAATGCGACATCTGCGACTACTTGGTATTCGCACGTAGTGAAATTATATTTATTATTTTTAAAATATTTGCCAACTAATTTTTCTGCACCAGCCCTTGATATAATATACATACCTGTGGAAGGTAATAGGTATTGCCATTTAATGAAATGTATATTATGAGTGATAGATAGATTATATAGTGATTTAATTGTGGGCCCGTATAAAATTAGCATCTGGACTAGTTCGGCATCTTTTGGTAATTCCCCGATAAGCCTGTTATAATTGATTTCAAAAGGGATTACAATGTCGTCTTCCATAACAACAAACCAGTCATTATCTTTATCTTTAAGCCCCTCAATAATTGCTTTGATATGGCTGGATATGCAAGCGAATTCATATTCGCACCTAACACAGCCTGGATGTTTGCACGTTAAGGGGCGTTTATCTTCTAAAACCTCATCGAAATCACGTGGTGTTATTGCGGATATTCGCTTGTTATCTAATTTATTATTTTTAAATTGCTGTTCCATAAACGCACGCCTATCAGCGGAACTATCTATATTAATCCAATAATGTTTCATATGCGCGGGTTTATTCAGGTTAGTAATATTATGTATTAATTATATTCTTAAATATAATATTATTATCTTATATTATTTTTGATGTGTGATACAAGTAATATATTATTTTTGTTATTATAAATTAAATGAAGCTTGAACTTAAAAGGTTTGACCCAACAAAGATTAAGAATGATTCCGTCGTTGTATTTATTGGCAAGCGTAATACAGGAAAAAGTTATTGTATGAAAGATATCCTGAGTTTTAACAAGGATATACCCGTCGGTGTTGTGGTTTCGCAAACAGAACGCGCCAACGGATATTTCGAAAAGTTCATTCCAAAGATGTTGATATACGACGAGTTAGAGGAGAAGTTAATTAGCAAATTTTTGACAAGGCAGATAAGTATCACAAATGAACGCAAGAGAGATATGGCAAAGCACGGGAATTCTTCGATAGACCCGAGAGCCTTCTTAATATTGGATGATTGTATGTATAACAAGTCGGCTATGACAGATAAAAATATTAGATGCATTTTTATGAACGGACGGCATTACAAGATATTCCTTTTAATTACTATGCAGCACGGACTGGGGTTGCCACCAGACCTGCGCTCAAATATTGACTACGTCTTTATATTTCGCAATAATATCGTGAAGGAGCGAGAGAAAATATACAATCATTACGCTGGTATGTTCCCTACGTTCGACGTATTCAACCAAGTGATGAACCAGTGCACCGAGAATTACGAATGTCTTGTTATAGACAACAAAGTTCAGTCTAATAATATCTCTGACATCGTATTCTGGTATAAAGCGCAAGATGTCAATTATAAGATGTGTTCCCACGACCTATGGGAGATGCAATCATTGCAAGACCAACGCGACTTAATGGGTATGACAAATGATGAAGGAGAAGACATTGAGGATTATGATCCAGGTGTCTTTGTTAAAAAGAAGAACAAACTTATCAAGGTGAAGAAGCAATCGTCTTATTAAGGTTGGGTTTCAGATAATGACAAGCATTTATTGAACACATCTAAGCATTTATCATCACAATAGAACCCGCAAATATCACATTTTTTTATTGGCGTATTACATTTCTTACAAATAAATAATGTTTTAGTGTAAATAATGTTATCAGCCGAGTAGCAGAGAAAGCAATATGAATTCTTTCTTAACATATTGCTATTATATTTATATATTATTATATGGTATTATTATATGGTATTATTAAGTATTATATAGGTATTATTTAGGTTAGGTATGGACTAATAAAAAAGTGATTATATCATATATAAATGTTAATAATATATATTAATTATTAGGATAAAAATGGCTGAACCTACGCTCAAAGTCGCTTCGATGTTTGCGGGTTGCGGGGGATTAGATTATGCATTTCATATGCAACCTGATATATATAATGTTGTTTATGTTAATGATTTTGATATGGACGCTTGTAATACTTATGAAAAAAACTACAACTTCAAACCCGAGTGCAATGATATAGCAAAAATAGAGAATATCCCCGATTGCGATATACTAACAGGTGGCTTTCCTTGTCAAGGTTTCTCTGTTGCAAATCAGAATAGATTAGAGACAGATAATAGAAATAAACTTTATTTAGAATTGGTAAGGTTATTAAGGCTTAAGAAACCCAAGTATTTCATTTTTGAAAATGTAAAAGGTATTTTAAGTTTAGGTAAATATGAAACCGATGAAGATAAGAAAAATCATAAGGGGAGTGTATTTAAGATGATTGTTTCCGACTTGGAGAATTGTGGTTATAATGTTCATACAAAATTATTTAAACTGAAGTGGTATGACATACCACAGAATAGAGAAAGGGTTATCTTTATAGGTGTGCGAAATGATATTTCAGAAAGAATACACTTTGACTGGCCCACTGAAACGAAAGAGATTACAAAGACATTAAAGGATGCTATAGGAGATTTACCAATTGACTATGACGAAGAACTGCAACACATCGGGTCGAAGCAAAAGGTATATATCAATGGTTATATGGGGAATAGAAAACTGGATTGGGATAAAATAGCGCCGACGATTACTGGAAGAGGTGGAGGAACAGGCGGTCCTTGCATAAATGTGCATCCGAGTGGGGAACGGAGGATGACGATAAGAGAATACGCGAGAATTCAGACATTCCCAGATACCTTTAAGTTCGAAGGGTGTAAATCATCTATATATAGGCAGATAGGAAATGCAGTTCCTCCTAAATTCTCATACATACTTTCAAAAATAATACATAATTTGAATAAACAATTATGAGTTTGAGTATAAACACTGATATACGATGATAACTTAGATAATTGGTGTTATTTTATTACCTTCTTTTTCTTTTTTCCGCCAGAATGACCATTATACGCAGCCCCCGCAGCGTCTTCATCGCTTTCGTTATCTCCACAATCTTTATCATCACCTGGAAGGTAGCATTCATTTCCTGATTGTTTACTGAGATGGATGCAATCATTATATATCAGGCTATCTTTACTAAACCCTAATTTCACCCCTCTTTGTGAAACACGCGTAGCTTTCACTTGATTAATAGTTTTTTCGCCAACAAAATAAAAACCACAATTTTCATTAACTATAACTAAAACAGGTTCATCTTCTTTATGCAGATTTTTTATTGCATATGCCCAAGATTTATCATCGTCAGCCAAACCTACACTATTACCCACATTCACCATATTTTGAATTTTTGGTCCTCCAAGTGCTTCCTGTTTTGCTATCTTGTCCAAAACTTCAAAATTATCTATTGATATTTTATTTATGTGTAGATAATTACACATATATGTGAACATTGCTGCTTTAATATGAGGAGGTTGGTCTTGCATATCTCCTAAAAATAAATGCCAACTGCTTGGTTCTGGCGAGAGATTAAAGCCAAGAGCATAAGAATTTAAAAAATCCATATACGGGGTTGCGAACTCACTAACTGCCAAAACAAGGGAGTGCAATTTTGGCAATCTTGAAGCGCATATTTCCCCCATTCCAATATAATCATATAAACTATACCCCTTTTTAGATACAATTGTAGGGACACCTCCTTTAAGTGCTGTTTTATTCTTTCCCTTAGCAGTTGCTACAAATCCCTTCTTTGCGATGACCTTATTCGTTGCAACGTGTCCCTTCTTTGCAATTACCTTATTCGTTGTTCCAATTGCTTGTTTTTGCACAGCATACGTATTAGTAGTAGTATCCGTATCTATAGGTTCCATTAAATGTTTTCTTATTGTCTCTATCTGGGATAACTGAAGAGGTGTGCAGGTTTTAGCAAGTATAGATTTATTGTGTTGTATAATATTATGTCTCATTATAATGTCGTCATTATTGAGATAGTAATATGTAGCAAGCCACCAATGTATTGCGTTAATAAATATTTCCAAAAAGTTTGCATAATGTTTGCCTGATTGTTTTCCTAACCTTACATCTTTGCATTTAAGAGATAACTCTTTTACGCTTATATATCCAAATCCAAAATCTCTGTAAGTATCGTTTATATCTGTAGGGTCATTTTGACCACCCAATTTTGTGATTGTAGAAGAAATCTCCGCTGCTAATTTACGTTCGCCGTTCCCTATTGCCGTATCAATTTTGCTTTTTGTTTTTTTGAAAGCGACAGCATTTGTTGGAGACCATCTTATCCATTTATCCCAAACATTATGTATATTACATTTTATATCAGTTCCCTGCATTTTAATTTATATGATAATTCTATCTAATTAAAATATTTTAATATTATAGAAAGTTAATATCATTATGGCTAATGATGATATGTTTACTCGTATAAAAATATTAATAAACTTAAACATATTTGCAAGATATCCTAAAATATTTCATAATTACATTAAGAAGTATGAAAATTCAAAACAAATAAAGATATATATTGATAAACTTATAAAAGATCAGAAAAATATAACAGAGTTTGAGAAAAGTATAAGTTATTTTATTACTAACAAGGATTTAAATGAACATAATAAAAAAATATATAGAATATTAACGTCTGATATAAAGCAATCAGTAATAGACGCAGTTCAAACATCAGAAATGTATGTAATTCAAACCAAAAAAAACATAAATTTGACGACACCAATAAATAGAAGGAACACAATATAAGAGAATACATGCTACTAACAAATGAAAGGATATGCTATAATATATATTATAATATTTAGAAAAAACTTGGTTTTCTATTTTTATTAGCAGTTTCATTAATATGTATTTGTTTGACCTGACTTATATCAGTGAAATTACTCAGAACACTCGATACACTTTTGGTATCATCTTCGTTTTCATATTTCTTACTAACAATTTCATTTTCATACTTTTTATAATCCACATCATTTTGCGACAATGAGGTATATTCTGCTTTAATATTACTCCATACGTCGCATACAGCATCCTTTTCTTTTTCATTAGCATCTTGTTTTTCTTGTATATCTGGTTTGTCGTATTTAGTAAATGAGATTTCTTGGGTGTCTTCCTCGATTTTACTTGTTTCTTTATATCCCTCCTTGAATTCACCATTGTTATATTTTGTTAGTGATGTATCTACTATAATATTTATTTTATTATCTATAGTATCTTCCTGTTCCTTTACTACTTTAATAGTTTCTATACCTTCTTTTTCTTTAACATCTTCATCATCCTCTCCATCATCTTCTTCTTCTCCTTCATCATCTTCGTCGTCTTCACCCTCTTCATCATCTTCATCACCCTCTTCACCCTCTTCACCCTCTTCATCTTCATCACCCTCTTCACCCTCTTCATCTTCATCATTCTCTCCTTCTTCTCCTTCATCATTCTCTTCATCACCTTCGCCGTCCTCTTCATCTTCTCCTTCGTCTTCATCACCTTCGCTGACTTCTTCATCATCTTCTTCCTCTTCAATTGCTATAATTTTTTCATCTTTCTTTATTTTTTTGACTGGTTTTACACTTTTAAAAGTTTCTACTTCAGCATCCTCTTCGTCATCGTCGTCATCTTCATCATTCCCTTCATCATCCTTGAATTGTTTTACATTCTCTGTCAGATTATCTTCAATCTGCTTGAATATCTCATCAAATGGCACAAAATCTCTAAAAGTCTTCTTAATAATTGCTCTAATATTTTCCTCGATTATATTGAGATTGTTTTGATACTCTGCATCCTTAATATTGTTTCTATTATATAAATAAGCGTTCTTCCAAGAGAAAGCAGCAGCATTTATATAGCATTTATGAACAAAATCTTCAGGGTTAGGTATCTTTATTTTAATATTATCAAATTGTTCTCTGTATTCATATATTTTAATTTTTATCGTTGTTATGATAATAATTTTAATCAAATTTGACAAATATTTGCATTTCGTATATTTAACAATTTTTTTATATTCATCAGCAACCATATTATTGTTCCACTTGCGGATACTATATAACTCATTTTGGAACCCCTTAAGACCTTTCTTTTCGTCTATCATCTCAGTGTATATAGCATATATGCGCTTTGATATAGCAACACTCAAAATATCTTGTATATGTTCTATATATTCGTTTCGTGTATCTATTAAACCTTCCATATATTTAGTAATTTATAATATTCTTTATATAGTCAAAAAGCCATAAATATATATTTAGCAATTACTTAAATTACTTTAGAATACATTAATATACTCCGTATTTACAATAATACACTACATACCAATAATAAAAATAAAATAAAGGTAAATAAGTAATACATAGTATCAATCGCTATATAATTTATTGTATTTTAGTTATAGGTTATTGAGGATATGCTATTCATATGATTGAAGTTAATCGTAGCAGTTTCATCAATCGTGTCTTGAATTATATCGATATGCGAGAGTATTACAATAGTGTTAAAATATCCAAGAAGGCTTTTAAGGAAAGAAGGAACGATAGACAAGTTATATTTATCAAAATTAATAAAACCTTCATCGATAAATAACTGATTGCAAAGGACATCATAGTTATTAAAGTAAAGCGTCATACGAAGAGCCAGTGATATAACAAACCGCTGAAAGCCTGATGCCTGAGACACAGAGATATACTGCTTATCGCAATCATTTGCTATATTATCATTGTGGATTAGCCAATAAATATGCACACTATCATTGGATATATCAACGTTATAATTAAGTTTGAAAGGTTTTGTATTAGAATGGCAGAGCGTTTTAATAATTTTATTTGTTTTATCTACAAGTTTATTAAGAACAAAGGTATCATATAATTCTTTTCTAAAAGATTGAAAGTTTACGAGGATAGTATCAAGGACATCAATAATTGTTTCAAGTTCTTTATCAATCTCGGACAACATAGTATAATTTCTTTTATTTTCATTGTTATAAGTGTTAATCGTAGTATACTTTACAAGTTTATCATTAATAGATTTAATAGCAATCGCCTTATTTGCAATCAATTCATTCAATTCTATTTTTTGTTTAATAAGAGGTTTTAGTTGTGCATTGCTTTGGTATTCATTATATAGTTCATTAATTTCAATCAATCTTTTCAACTCATAGTAATGATAAGCATCTATGATTTGTTTGCTCTTATCATACAAGAGCCATTCTTCGTATTCTTTTTTAAGCGCAGTATATTTGGTAATGCGTGGCTTTATAACAAGATTATAATGGATACCTTTTTCTAATTTATCAATAAGCGCATTGGTTTCATTATAGTTATTTTCCCAAGATGAATAGTTATCAAAGAGCCGTATATTATTTACTTCATCAAACAACTGAAAGGAGTAAAGAATGAAATACTCGATATAATCAGTGATGCTGGTAAGTTCTAGAGTTTTATTGATAAGTTCTTCATTCAAAGTATTTTTAGTATTTATAATATTATTCATATCATTTGTTATCTTATCATAGGTTTCTTTAAACTTAAAATAAGAATACCATTCATTAAGCAAGTGATAATTTTCTTGCTTCTTTTTGTTTTCTTCGAAACGTTCATTTACAGCATTATAGTCTTTAACATCGTAATGCACGGAACGTTTATTAGCAAGACAATCTATAATTATTTCAAGTTCTTTAATACGTGATACCCAAGTCCTGCTGCAGCAAATACAGCAATCAGGGTTATATTTATAGTCATCATTAGTATTAAGTAATGCTAGTTCTTTATTATAGGTATCAATCTCTATATCAAGTTTATTAATCTCTTCAATTGTTTTATGATAATTGCGTAATACTATTTCATCCTCAGAGATTTGCTTATCAATTACGTCGATATTATAGTGTCTCAGTTCCTTAGCAATAGACTGCGCAGTTTTAAATTGTTTATAAGTAATCATAATACTAGGGATACTTTTGATAGTGATTTGCTGTTGTTTAGAAAATAATGCATTAAAATCCTTCTCTAAAGATACAAGCGTGTTTTTGATATTATTGACTACGCTATCAAGTAATTCTTTAGATTGAATTGTAGTATTATAATGCTCTAAAGTTAGAGGTTCGCTTATAGATGCTCTTAGTTTTTTTAATATGGAAGTATCATTAATGGGTGGTCTAGTATTTGAAGATATAAAATCATTGAAGAGTTCTATAGAATTATAAATCTTTAAAATTATAGAGGTTAGTTTATCAATATTTCTAGTAGGGGAATACGTTGATACTTTGTTAGGCTTATTAGTAATCAAATTGCTCAGGACTTCCTTTGTTCTTGCTAAGAGTTCTTTTTGTATAATCAAGTCATCTTCAGTATCGACGTTATCCTCTTTAATATAGGTTCTTAAAGCATTCTCTTCGTTGCTAAGAAAGGTGAAATCACAAGGTTTATTTAGAGATGGTAATTTATTAAAATCGTCTTCGAGATGCTGAGAATAAGACTTCGCTAACTTTTTCATATCCTTTAAACGTTCATCATTAATAGAGTATTTATAGTGATTGAGTTTATTTAGGTATTCTTTATACATATCTTCAGACACAATAAGGCTACTATCTATGGTATCAATCAAGCTAATATAATCGGTATCAACAATAGATAAGAGCGACGGATTACTAATATCTATATTAATAGAATTGAAGGTTTTCAAATATGCTTCGTGTTCTTTATTTAATTCGAAGAGCCCTTCTGATAGTTTAGAAATAACCTCGTCATTAACCTCGCTATTTGCACCATTAAATAGTAATTTTTCATAAACCTCTTTTTTACTATTTATAACTTTTCTAAAATCTTTGTATTTGTTAATAGCCGTTTTAAACAGGTTATACAAGTGATAAATATATTGGATATTATGAGCCTTGTCTATAGTAGCCAATGTATCTTTATAGTTCAATGTTAGAATATCATTATCAATATTCTGTGTAATCATAGATGTAGAAAGGAAGGTTTCAATATCACCAAATAAGGTTTTGATTTCAGCATTACAAGCGCTGTCTTTCTTTAATATTACTAGCGTATTCGTATTATCAAAATTGTAGAGAACAGAGGACTTATTAACGATTTTGAAAGTATTCTTCTTTTTACAAAAATCTCTTTTGATACGATAGGTAATGCAGTCAATCTCTATATCTACTATTGTATAACCTTTGTCTTTATTGTGATTTATAAAACCAGCCGAATAAGTATCTAACTTATTATTCGTAGCCCATATTGCTAGTAATAGGATATCATAAATAGCCGATTTTCCTGTTCCGTTAGACCCTTTAATCATAAAGGTCTTCGCGTCTAAATCTTTGAAATTAACCCAGTTCTTATTTTCATAACACAATAAGCCTCCCCATTCTAAATATTTAATCAAGAAGGATTTTTTAAAGGTTGTTAGTTCAACATTGGTATTACAAGAATTAATGATTGGTATCAACTCTTTATTTCTTTTTATACATTCGGAATGAAGGTCTTCAGGGTATTTATGTATATCAAAAAGCAAGGTTTCATTATCCTTGATTATTTTAAGTAATATGTTATACTCATCAGATGATAAGAGTTTTTTAAAATAATCTAATAAATAATCAGTATTAAGCAAGTTATCTATATTGCTATCTTCGTTGGTGTTATGAGGATGCTTTGTGGTAGTATTGCTTAACTGATTGGTATTTATTCTAGAAACAATTTGGAAAGAGATATTAAAAGTGTTTAATATAATGCTAAGAGATTGATAATTTATATTTGTAAAAGATTTTATTTCTAAATTTTTTGGGAAATAATTAATATTATTTTTAATATATGTTTCTAATGGTTCAGTATATTTGCCATTGGTTCTAATAAGGATAGTATTGTTTTCATCTTCAATCAAATTAATATAGCCAATATTATTATAAACGTTAATCTCTTCTATTATTTTAGTGTCAAGGTTCCACAATAAATACCCGTGCTCTATAATATCTTCCCCATAGTTTTGCTGTATCAAACTACCAGAATATCCGCATATAGTCTTCTTTTTATATTTGAAAACCTGTCTCTTATGGATATCACCAAGTAAAACAAAATCAAAATCTTTAACCCATTCGAGAGGATAAGGGTTGAAAGTTTCTTCAATGGATTTGCCATTAAATAGTTTAGCGGATGCAAAAGACCCGTGAAACAAAGCAATTTTATATTTAACTTTTTCAGAGATTGTAGGGAAAGGAGGTAGCTCAGTAATTCTCCCACTATTTCTAAAATTGTCTAAAGTTTTATCGATACTAACGAAGGAGAAGCCAATGTCGTCAATAATAAAAGACGTTGAAGTATTTAAAACGGAAACATTAGGGATATCGAAGGTAGAAGAGAATACAAGCGAAGGTTTATTAGGGTCTGATTGGTCATAATCGTGGTTTCCTGAGATAATGAATAGGCGACCTATTTTGGATAATGATTGAATAAATGCTTTAAAAAGGGCGAGACCATAATTACCGACGACTGATTTATTATGGAATATGTCGCCAGTGATAAGGATGATAAAGTTATGCGAGGATAGATTAAGTTTATATATAGAATTTTCAATAGAGAGTAATGTATTATTAAAAACGAGGTTATATTCATCAAAACGAGAATAAGCGAGGTCGCCATTGCGGATATGAAGGTCAGACAGATGGAATATATGGGATATTGACATAAGTATGCGAGGGGTAATAGGAATATAAAGTAATCAATTTTTAAATGAATTAGGGGATGAATGGATAGGGAAGGAATATTTTTAGAGAATGGAAAGTTATAAAGTTAAGAAAGTTTTTAAGATTTTAAGATATTTAGAAAAGTTAAAAGTCTAAAAGTTTTTAGAAAAAAAAATAAATAGTTTTAGATAATCAAAGGAACATCCTATATCCATTCAACGTAGTCTCTTAGAAGGCTCTTAAATATATCTAGGGATGCTCGACGCATCTGCCGACTTTAGAGATAAACAATGCACATTCTTATTACCATAAATGATAACAATGTATTACCTTTATTAAAATAAAGTTAAAGATTAGAAGTTATAAAGATTAGAAGTTAGAAAGTTTTTAAGATTTTTGGAAAAGTTATAAGGTCTAAAAGTTTTTAGAAAAATAAAAAATAAATAAATCTAAGTAATTGCTAAGTATAACCTATGAAGGAACTAGTGATGCTCGACGCATCTGCCGACTTTAGGGATAAACAATGCATCATCATATTACCACAAATGATAACAAAGGATTAGTTTTTATAAAAGATTTTTAGAAAGTATTTAATATTTTTAGAAAGTATTTAAGATATTTTTATTTTATCAAAGTCTAAAAGTTTTTAGAAAAAATAGAAAGTTTTATATAATCAATGAACATTCTATAACAATGTATTATTTATCTTATCTTTTAAACTTTTAAACTTATAAACATTCAATAAATCAATCAAGTAGATAGCGAGGTATTATTTAAAACGATAACGGAGTATTTTGTGCTTTCTTCAACGGAATGCCCGACAGCATCGGCGATAATTTTTCTTTCAAGGAAAGAAGCGGCTTTTTTATTAAAATGAGTAAGGAAAATTCTTCTAAGTTGGAGAGCGCCAATTTTTCTTCCATAAACTTGCGTCATAATAG